GTACATGTTTTATGGCCATGAACCAGGACTTATTGGGGTTTGCGTTTTATTTGTGTCTTGGAATGCCAACAATGACTTTAGCGTCTGGTGTTCAATCTTGGTACAACAATTTTAAGAAAAAATAAGTTTAGTCTTCAATACGTAGGACAGAGTTAATTATAAGTAGGTATGCAGCCAGGCTAAATCGAATTCCTCACCGTCTTTAATTGATCCGCCTTTGTTGTACACTGCTTTTACGACGGCAAAAGAATCTCGCCCTTTCTGGACAAGGCTCATTTCATAAATTCCGACAATTCTGCTATCGCCAGTAAATCCAATGGCTTCTGAAGTTTTAGCTCTAAACTGTTTATGTGTATCTTGTAACTTCAAAGTGTTCGAAAATTCACGCGCTCTACTCCACCAATCGTAATAATGCTTCATATGGTCAGGCTTGGATGATTTGGCTATACCAGCGGATAGTTCATTTTCTTTAGTATGGTGTTGTTTTACTTTCTCTAAATCTTCTGGGTTCAGATCATGAGCTTGTAGCCTAGTTAGTTCATCTTCATCAGGGCTGAGGTTATTTTGGACTAATATTTCTACTACGTAAAATTTCTTATTGTATTCCCCTCCATTCATTGTTTTTTTAGAACTACCAGTTAACGTGCCAGCTATACGATTTGAACCATATGCTAAGGCTGTGTCAAAATTGCCAATGTATGTGCCTCTTTTGATACCTTCTTGACCGATGTTGGTAATATCAGGTGTTCCATGCCACCATTTTGAACGCTTAGATTTCTCTGGATCTTGCTTAAAATCTAGTGATTCATTCAATCTTTTAAGAAAAGCATCGTTCATATATGTATATTTGCAAAATATCAGTGCCAAACTTACCATTTTGGCATTACTCTGGTTTTTAGTCCAGATTCATGCTATGAATTCTCGAATTTGATAATATGTTTCTTATCAAATCCCCATACTTCTAATTCTTTGCAAGTCCATGACCCAGATGGCACATTTTCTTCCCATGTGTCACCACATTTTAAATAATCCAATGTGATATGCGGATTAAACTTCCCCCATTTATCTTCCCATTTTACTGCATGTTTTTTCATTGCACGAATCAATGCAGTTCGTAGTTTACGCAACCCATCTGAATCAACTTTTGTAAACGCTACTGTCTGATCGTCGTGTTCAAAATATCCTAATTCACCAAATTTTATATTAAATGAACTAGTTGTTTTGGCTATTTCATAGGCCGCAGCTACTATTGAGTCTTCGTCTGAATAATGTTTATCACCAAGATAGAGTGCTGTAATATGTGGTTTACTAGTATCTTCACTATTGCGTTTAAATTTACTAGCTAGATTTTCTGGTAGTTTAACGAATATACCAACATGTTTAAGTATTTTCTTTGACTCTAGAAACAAACACGATAGCTTCATGTTAGTATTTTTGGTTATTGCGGTGGTAATTCTGGGAATTCTTTTTTAATTTCGTCTGGAACTTTTGGCATCGACCCTGTAGGTGCTCCAAGTGACATGCCGCCGCATTCACAGCTGCAAAACAACATCCCACTATCAGATGGTATTACCAATTTACAATTCTCGTGCGCACCTAGTCTGCAATCGTTACATGTGCCTGTCATCATATAATATTTTTATTTTGGATCGTCATCTTTAGGTAATCCCTCACCAAGAATATCGCCTTCTTCTAGTGCTAAATCGGCAAGTATGGTTGATGCAATAAACCTAATAAGTTTTTGGTCTAATTCAGTATTATTATACCCGCCCTCTGCAAGACGTTGTATTTCAGGTCTCAATTGTCTTGCGCGTTCGTGTACTGTTTCTTGTAAATGTTGTAAATATAGTCGATATTTATCTAGCATCCCTGCGTTCTTTCTTTCTTCTATCAGATAACCGTCCATCGACACTTTTCAGAGACCCAATCAACCAATCCATAACAGACTTTTCACGCTTATTGCGTCTATTTCTACGTTCTCTTTTACTGCGTTTTTCCGTATTGTCGTTCATAATATTTCTTTAATTCTATATTAGATTTTACGTTACTAATCCATGTACTATTATTTTTATACCAATCTATTACAACCTTAATGCCTGTATTCAAATCAATTAGTGGTTCCCACGCCAATTCTTTGAATGCTTTAGAACGATTAATGGCGTATCTTCTATCATGATTTGGGCGATCTTCTACAAAACGTATAAGAGACAATGGTTTGTCCATTAATTTTAATATTGTCTCTACCATTTCAAAATTAGTGCGCTCATTACTACCGCCGAGATTATAAACTTCACCAGCCTTACCATGTTCTAGAGCAAACAAGATTCCTCTAACATTATCTGTAACATGTAGCCAATCTCTAATTTGATCTCCCTTGCCATAAACTGGTACTGGCTTGTTATCTAAAGCATTCGTGATGATTAATGGGACGAATTTTTCTGGGTATTGATAAGGACCATAATTATTTGAGCTACGAGTGACAACAACATCTGTTTTAAATGTATCAAAATAAACTTTCATCATCATGTCGGCTGATGCCTTGGTAACAGAATATGGATTATTTGGATGAAGTGGCATTGTCTCATTAAACATGCCAGTCTCAATTGAGCCATAAACTTCGTCTGTTGAAACATGCACTAGACGTTTTTTGTGTTTTTTTACAGATTCCAGAACATAAGAAGCACCCAGCACATTCGTGTTTATGAATTCTTCTGGACCAAACAGGCTTCTATCAACATGGCTTTCTGCGGCGAAATTTACAACAGCATCGACACCACTTACTAAATCATCAACCATAATTTTATTGGTAATTGAAGTATGGTAAAATTTATACCGATCTTCTTTAAGGTCTTTTAAATTATCTGGATTTCCAGCATATGTTAAAGCATCTAGATTGTCAATGCTGTAATCGCGATTTCCAAGTACGTATCGAATGAAATTAGAGCCAATAAAACCACAACCACCTGTAACCAATAATTTCATTAATCACCTAAAAAATTCAGGCCGTGAAGGAATCGAACCTTCATCTACTGATTTGGAGGCAGCAATGTTACCATTACACCAACGACCTATTTGATACTACTTAGCGATTCGCACGCCACCAACGCTTCATGGCGCGGCTGAGCTTCGCACGATGTGCAATAGCTTCCTCGCTGAACTCCCAATAGTCACGTAGAGTGTATGACCGACTTTCATTAGCTTCACGACGACGAGCGTGAAACGCCTTCATAGCACGGCTACGCTTAGCCCGTTCTGTAGTTGACATCATAAGAAATCTCCTTATAATATTAAATACTGTTGGTACCCCTGATAGGATTCGAACCTATATTTACTTGCTTCGTAGGCAAGGCCGTTATCCAGTTACGGGACAGGGGCTTGGTGCGGGTAGACGGAATCGAACCGACATCTCTAGTTTGGAAAACTAGGGTCCTACCATTGAACGACACCCGCGTGTCGAAAATATTTTATGGTCCCAAATTGTTTCAGCATCAAAATTGTTAGAAAACATGGCACAAACATAGTAGATACTACTAATGACATCAACATATTAGACAATGCATCATATAATACTGAACGTCCAATCGATATTATATCAATGAGAATCGTCCATAATGATCACATAACAAATATTGGTTTTCATGATGACGATACTTTTGGCAATAGTGGTCGTAATTCTGGCATCACATTACATTTTAGTAAGAAACCACTTGTCACAAAACAGACTGTCTTTTTTGATTATTGGTTTTTATTTGATGTTATTACCGGCGGTCGATATAACGAAACAGATCACAGAATGGTAGATGAAATAGAAAAAATTTATAAGAAATCTACATCAAACATTAAACAAACTATTGTCGATTATTTAAACAATTCGTGTCCACCGAACCAAATACAACAAATTGCTAATAAAATTGATTATTGATTAATTTATGAATCAAAAAATCCCAGAATGTCTAAAGATAGAATTAATGTACACACATTGGTATGCAGGACAACCTATTGAACATCGTTCACTTGATCTAAAACATTTAAAAGGAACTAATAAAGCAAGTATCGCTATTGAACATGAAGACCACCAATCATTTGGTTTACATGACGACGATGAATTTGGTTACAAAGGACGAAACCCATTTGTTTGTTATGTTGTTAAACATTTTACCACAAAGAAATGGTTTATACAACTAATAAATCCAAATGGTGAAAACGATATTAAACCATTTCTATCAGAGAGATTTAGTAAATTATATGACGAGCATTCACAGATGACTGACGATGAGTTAATTGACAACATAACAAACATCCTACAGTCTGCTTGTAGTGGGCCAAACCCAATTCAAAATATTGCAAATAAAATAGAAAATTAGCCCCCGTCATGGTGGTTGGAGGGACTAACATTGCGTTAGCCCTCCAACCACTCCAAGTTGTAAAGGATGCTATAAGCCCGGTTTTGTACCCATATTATGGGTGACAATCATCTATCTGGGAATACCATTGCTGGTACCCTCAAGCAGCTTACCCGAACACTTATCGAGCGAGTAGCCCAGTGTTCCTATTTAGCCTTGCTCCAGATGGGGTTTACCTCTTTTCACCCTTACTCTTATCAAGCTGCTCACAATAAATTGTTGACTTCTACTTCTAGCCTCCTGCTTTCGCGAGGCATCATGAGCTACGCCGCCAACAACAATCACTTGACTTGAGCAGGAATAGTCTCTGTGGCACTTTCCATCAGCTTACGCTGTGCCGCCGTTAGCGACCATCTTACTCTTTGGAGCCGGGACTTTCCTCGATCACTTATGACCGCGATTGTCCGCATCCTTTACTGAAGTGAAATACTTTTGGTGCATCTGGAGGGACTCGAACCCACATGCTATTGCAGCGGCTTCTCGGACCGCCCCGTATACCGATTCCAGCACAGATGCAAAAATTTTGGTGCTCTCGGCGGGATTCGAACCCGCAAAGCCTCGCTTCTGAGACGAGTGTGTCTGCCAGTTGCACCACGAGAGCATGGCTGCCAAGGCTGGAGTCGAACCAGCAGCGCCGAGTTTCAGAGACTCGTCTCCGTACCGATACAGAGTGCTTGGCAATTTGGTTCTCCGAGTTGGAATCGAACCAACCTTTCCGCGTTCAAAGCGCGACGTCCTACCAATAGACGACCGGAGAATGGCGATCCTAACGGGAGTTGAACCCGTTCTTACATCGTGACAGGATGTTGTGCGCGCCGGTACACTATAGGACCTTTTCGTATTCTGTTAAAATTTCTTTTAATTTACTAAACAAATTTGGATCACAAGCATTGAGAGAATATTTTAAATAATCTGGTGCATAATTTGGTGAGTGAACTAAAACAGCATTCTGTTTAATTCGTCTAATTCTCTCGTATACATGAATTTCATTTTGTGTAAGATATATGTGTGACATACATGTCCATCTTTTCATGTTGTCTTTAAATCCAATTTCAATAAAAGCCCCATACCATACTTGCCAATTTGTGCAATTGGTTTTAAGCCATTCAGAAATTATTTCACAAAAATCCATAATTTATTTATTGGTGCCCCTGAGAGGAGTCGCACCTCCACGCCTATTGGCAATGGCTTCTAAGACCATCGTGTCTGCTGTTCCACCACAGGGGCAAGATAATTTTGGCTCCGGGGCAGGGACTTGAACCCCGATGACTTGTTTAACAGACAAGCAGCTTACCAATTAGCTGACCCCGAAGTGGTCCAGGTGACAGGATTTGAACCTGCGATCTTCTGCTCCCAAAGCAGACGCGTTACCAGACTACGCTACACCCGGATATTAATTTTTATGGTCAGGGTGACTGGACTCGCACCAGCGACCTCATGTATCCAAAACATGCGCTCATCACTATCTGAGCTACACCCTGATGGTCAGGCACCGCAGACTTGCACTGCGCTGACTCCTGCTTCCGAGGCAGGCGGCCCGCTATCTGACCCTGTGCCTGTAATTTTATGGTGGAAGTGTGAGGAATCGAACCACTTAGCCATTTGGCAACGGATTTACAGTCCGCATGAAATCCCACTTTCGAGCACTTCCATAATGAATGCTTAGCATTCAAGTATACGTCATTAGCCACGCGCCTCAAATGGCGGCGCTAATAACAATTTTGGTGGATAGGATGAGAATCGAACTCACCACACTCTGCTTGCAAGGCAGTGTCGCCCCCTTGGTACATGCCTACCCATGATTGGTCTTACGACCAAAGCATATTAGCTTTCGCTTCCGATGCTAATTACAAATATTTCTTAAGCCTACGCAAGGGAGGGCCAAGGTGGACTCCTTGGCCCTCCCTACGTCTTTTGCTCTTTTCTAACCTAATTGTCAAATTGTTGTGAACACAATTGTTCACGCCACTAGTACGATCAGCACCCAGGCGAACCTGATGGCTACCAATCGACGGGACCCGCATATCCCAAATAAAGCTTGAGCCCCGCAACCTTCCTTCGAAAGCGCGGGGCTCATTAAAATCTCAATTTTTCTTTAAAGCTTACCCCGTCAAACCTCCGATCTCGCTACCGCGCTTATAGGCGGCGGCGAGGGTGGGTTGTGGCTGTGTATTATGCAACCCACTAAACCGCGTATCCGCTAGGGACACGAGTTCATTAGACCACAGATTTGACGATATCTTTGTAACCATTATGTTCTTTAAATACGCTTGTAAGTATTTTTGCACAAAATTATTTATCTTGCGACAATCTATATGATGCCTGGACATCCACAAGTATTAGAAATAACCTCTAATCTTGATTTTACCTCATTGTCAATAAACTCATCAACTTGTTCCTGCGAGCGTCCAACATAATTGATTGGATCTTCTTTTATAGAATTAGAAACTTTACTAAAAACATCATCATTTTTCAAACATTGAATAAGATCTTTACCACTAAGCATATATTGTCTTATACGTTCATGTAATTCTTGACGGTCGCCACCAATTTTTACAGCAGCCATCAACACATTTTCTGTTACAATTGATGGCAATTCTTTCCTAACATTATTATCAATTACGTCTTTATTGACAACTAGTCCCGACACTACATTAAGATATATTTGTAATATAGAATCGACAGCCAAGAAAGCTTCAGGCAACGCTATCCTCTTGCCTGCAGAGTCGTCTAATGTGCGTTCAAACCACTGAGATGCAGCGGTGAAATCAGCATTTGATTGCAACGACAATACAAATCGTGATAACGACGCTATTCGCTCGCTCTTCATTGGGTTGCGCTTATATGCCATAGCACTTGATCCAACCTGATCCTTGCCAAATGGCTCTTGAATTTCACCAAGATGTTGAAGTAATCTTAAATCATTAGAAAATTTATGCGCAGATTCTGCAATACCACTTAACACCGAATGAACTTGAGCATCTATTTTCCTAGAATAGGTCTGTCCACTTACTGAGTATGTGCCATTAAATCCCATATTATACGCAATAGAACGATCTAATTTTGTCACTTTGTGCTGATCATTGTCGAACAAGGCCATAAAACTAGCCTGAGTACCAGTAGTTCCTTTAACGCCAAGAAATTTCAAATTAGTATATCTGTGCGTTATGTCGTCAAAATCAAGCAATAAATCATGTATCCACAAACATGCGCGTTTACCTACCGTAGTAAATTGAGCTGGTTGAAAATGTGTATATGCAACTGTCGGCAGATCAGCATATTGTTTAGCAAATAAGGTCAGTTTACTGATAATATCACTTAGTTTATTTAAAATTATGTCATATCCATCTTTAATCAGAATTAGATCGGTATTGTCTACAACATATGCACTAGTAGCACCTAAATGAATAATGCCTTTAGCATTTGGACATTGATCGCCATATGCTTTAATATGTGCCATCACATCATGTTTAAGCTTTTCTTCATATTGTCTAGCGACATCATAATTTATATCATTTTGATGATCTTTTAATTCAGCGATCTGTACATCAGTTATGGGTAATCCTAATTCTTTCTCTTTCTCTGCCAATGCAATCCACAACTGTCTCCAGGTCTTAAATTTTTTATCAGCCGAGAAATTATATAGCATTTCTTTTGAGGCATACCGATCTGTAAATGGGCTAATGTATACATTATTCATACTAATTAAATACAGCAAATATACATAAACTAGTTGATAGGAGATTTACATGGGCTTAGCTTCATATACGAAAACGACAGTACAAGATAATGTTGATAGAGTTGTAGCGTCTCACCATAACAACCAAGAAAATCAACTAGAATCTTTAACTAATCATTCACTAGCAATGCAGTCATTGTTATCACAAAGCGCTCTATTCGGTACTGTTGCTGCTGGCACAGCATCAGAAAAACCAGTGTTTGTGGCACCATATGCTTGCCGCGTGACTGCTATGTGGTTAGTAAATGGTGCTAATTTAACTGCCAATGGCATTAATTATACTACGCTCGATTTAGTTAACAAAGGCGCTAGTGGTGCTGGTACAACTGTTCTAACGACTTTTAGTGGAGCAACTGAAAGCTTTACAGCATTTGATGCCGTACTTAAAACATTGGGTACTACTGACCTAGCGGCTGGTGATGTATTATCATTAAAGAAGACAGATTTTGGCGCTGGTATGCTTGTTACAGATCTATTAGTGTTGGTTGCCTATAAGCCAATTCCATAAAATGACACCAGACGAAATAGCAAGAACAATGCCAGAGTGGCCTGAGTCTGGCTGGTATCCACTACCAAGTTATGGTGTCACTAAAGGATACATATTGTTTGTATCAGATACTGGTGCTGTATTGGATTATGACTTCAATTATGAGTTTGATTCACCAATAGCAACAGTCAATCGCCCACAATTACGCAGTTATAGTGGGCTCCATGACGATGACGAATTTGATAATGAAAACTATTTAGAAATAATGGACGACGCAACAAAGGCTGGACAAAGACCAATCCATGCAAAGATGGATGCCAATAAAATGGAACAATTATTGAGTTTAGTTGGTATAGATGCTTCGCAAGAACTAAATGAGTACAAACGTGCAATGTTAGATATTGATCAAAACCCTGGAAAATACGACAATTATTAAATCAGTTTTGCCAGATCCTTCAGACTCAACATACCAATTGGCACTAACATTTCATTAACAATTGGTATATCACCAATAGAGTGATGCCTAAAAACTTCCATTGCTTCTTCTATGGTTTTACTAGACACCATTGTAATCGGATTTTTGGTCATACAGTTAACGGCCCATGCTGAAGTGATGTCATGATTACATACAAATCTTCTTAAATCACCATCAGTAATAATACCAACAACATGATCTTGATCAACTACTATTGCGGCCCCAGTGTGAGCACCAGTCATAGCCAGTATCACATCTAATAGTCTATTATGAATAGAAACAATAACACAGTCACTACCAGATCTCATAAATACATTGACTTTTGACAATTTAACTCCAATAGATCCACCTTTGTGGTTCTTCTGAAATTCGTCATTGCTGAGATTTGTACCGACAGTAGCAAGAGCTATTGCATCCGCCGCAACCAATGAGACAGTTGTCGATGATGTTGGTATGGCTTTTATTAAACCAGCTTCTACACATTCGCCAATGTACACAACCACATCAGACAATAAACCTAATGTCGAATTTTTCTTACCGACTATTGATATAATTTTGGCGTTTCTTGATTTAATTTGGTTAGCTAAATTTATAATTTCTTTAGTCTCGCCACTATTCGAAAACAATATGCAAACGTCTTTATCGGTGACTCTTCCAATATCGCCATGGTCAGCATCATTTGGATGAATCCACCAAGATTTGATACCAATACTAGCATAAGTAGCTGCCATCTTTTGTGCTATAAATCCGCTCTTGCCAACACCAGATACGATAATGTTGCCCTGACATTGACGACACAAAATTACAGCTCTTTCGAATTCTGCATCTGCATGTGATAACAACTGGGCTACAGCATTAGCTTCAATTGAAATTATATGCTTGACGTAGTCTAAATCTTTCATAGTCGTCTCCTAGGCTTGCCATAACCGCGTTTTAATAAGTCAACTGGTTTCTCGCCTAATATACGATTTGCTTCTGCTTCTAAGTCGCTATATTTCTGTTCTTGCTTAAATTCACCACTATCGAGTACTCGTTTTGCTTCATCTTTTACGTCACCTGGATCTATGGTTTGAACAAGCCACTTCAAGTAATCTTCTGGCAAAGCAGAAATTTCAAGACCTTTGTGTTTACCAAATGGCATACGCATATTAATTTCCTTTTAGGTTTTTTATTTCATCACGAATTCTAGCAGCTTCTTCATATTTTTCTGATTTTATTGCTTCAGCCATGGATTTATTAAGATGGTCGACTCTATTGGATATAGTTTCTTGAGTTACTTGGTTTGCTGGAACTTTGCCAACATGCTTAGATGCTTTATGATGCGATTCTAACAATGGTCCTAAATTAAACAAATCGTAATCCTTTGCACACCCAACTCTTTTAGTCTGCACAAATTTAGATAAAGTCATACCGCATGATTCGCATTTAATGTCATTATTAGAAAATCCTGTTAGCATTCCAATTTGGCTTATAGGAAGTGCAAACAATTTTAAAAACCCACTAGTATCGAATTTCTTTAAACATGGTTCACATAAGTAACTTTCAGTTTTGTTACCATGCAATATATCAACTATATAATATGCCGCCTTATTTGTTTTACATATAGTACAATTTGCGCCATTAAAATTCATATTACATCACTTCGTGTTGGTTCTAATCATAAATTTGAAAATGTGCAGTTTTTTTATTGCAGATATGACACCACATATGCTTGGGGTGGTTCTTATCTTTAAGTCTACCATCTAATCGCCAAATAGCTTGTTTAGTCCCACACCTACAACATGCAAGCGGAATTTGTACTACTGATCTATTTGTTTTTGGCATTACGTCTATTTACTCTTAATATATTAGTAAACTTATGTTAACCATTTCCATAACTAAAATACAATATGGACAAAACAATTGTATTATACGTAAAATATGCATTGCAAATGATTGGTATCAATCATGTCACAGTGACGACAATAGACAATCAAAACCAGATCTGGATTAGAGACGATAGAATACAAATAGGAGCACGTTGGTGTATTGTTGAAGGAGATGGACCCATATTGACAATCAAAAATGGCAGACATTTTCCGGAAAAAATCGACTTAGCAGATCCAAATAGCATGAAAATATTAGCAACAGCAATTGATGATGCTTTAACTACAACAAAGATGTTCTTAAAAAATGAAGATGAATATGAAGATACAAACTAAACTACGAAATTAGGATTCATAATCATTGTTTTGATGTTCCCATTAACAAGTGCTAATTGTAGTTCTCTAGCAGTCATTAAACTGACCATATCTTTCGATAACCAATAATTCTTAAAAGATTCGTACCACTTAACTGCTAATGTATTCGTTAAACTATGCGAATCTGGAAATATTGGCATCTTATCGTCTTTAGGATAAGCTCGCAACAGAACAGTTTTTCTATAAAAAACACAATTTGCATAACGATGGTCAACACCCGGTATTGATTTCATTTTATTTGCTACAGACATTAAATCACTTACAAAATCTGTGATAATCCAATAATGGTCAGTTGGTACTTGTACGGCTTGTATAAACAACTGTGGTCCCTGTATGCCTTGCGGCCATTGTGGACCGAGCTGTGGTGGCTTCGGAATTGAGTCACCTGCTTCACTACTTTTAATAATACTATACCCAATACCTGAGATATTAAGATATCTAGCAGCAGCTAACATATTTAGTTCACTGTCGCAATCTAAACACATAACATATTCTTGATATTCTTTATGTTTACAAAATAGTTTCCAGAACCTACACTTGCATACATTTGTAAGTGAACTTACATATATTTTAGAATATCTATAATTAATCGCATCACGCGACAATTGTGATATAGCTTCTTCTCTAGTAATTGATGTGTACGGCTTTAATTTATTCTCTTTAGTTAGCTCATTACCATATTCATCTACAATAGCTTTTGTTGTAATATTGTCTAAATTGTCTATAAAAAATTCTAACATTGTTTTCCCAATATATTTCCAAGTGTTTCCGTATGTATTCCCGCTTTGCAGAAGCCACTTATTAATAGTGAAATACAGCTCTTGTTACAGCGTTATTTCTAATGGCTTATTAGCTGGATAATAAGTATCATCACACATAGCTGCATTTATGAATGTAGTATGGCCATTATTAGATACGCCATACCCAGAATGAATATGGCCGAAAATATGCACTTTTGGTTTCACGCGATTTACTGCTTCCATTAAGTCTTTACAGCCTAGCAATTCGTTTTTAGTTGATAGATCACCATACCCATATGGTGGGCCATGAGTTACTAATATATCAATTCCTTCAGGTATAAGATCCCATTTAGCCTTAATTTTAGGACCACGATCAACATTAAACGCCCAATCATAAAATCTTGGACTCCAAGGAGCCCCATATATTCTAAGACCTTCTATAGTTATTTCATTGTCCTCTAAATATGTGCATCTATCTTTATGCGGTATTGGGCTCGACCAATATTGTGAATTATCGTATAATAACCCCATTGCTTTAACACGATCATCCTCAAACATTATGTCATGATTTCCAGCTACGAATATTTTGTATTTGTGTGGTAATGAATGAAACCATTTAGAAAAACGATATATTTCATGTGGGCGACCACGGAACGTGGCATCACCAGAATGGATTAAAATATCACCATCTGGTATGGCTGGTATTTTGTCAAATTCATCATGAACTAAGTGCGTATCCGATATGGCTACAATTTTCAAAGTAGTAATCCTCGTTACTTAAATACTACTATGCATCTTGTGGTGGTGTTTGAGATGTGTCAGCCAAATGGCGGCCTTCTTCGAAGTTAACACCATTATTAATTAAGAGCTTCATTTCTTCACGCATTTGTTGATTGCTACCCTGAGGGCTCTTGTGGCCAATAGCGCGGCGCAAAGCGTATCCAGCTCCAAGTTTACTTAATTCGTCTCTTGCAGATAATTTAGGTTGACGTTTATCTTTTAAATTTAAGTTTGGTAGATCTTCCTTTTTAGTGCCAGCTGGTTTACGTCTATATGTCTGATACAACTCTTTCATCTTGTTGTACATCCACATATCCCAGTCGGTGTTATCAATCTTTTTGCGAACAATATACGCAGCTCTTGATGGATCTTTAGAAACTAACAATACCGCATCGCCTTTAGGCGTCGATAACGCTAAATCTCCATTAAATCCTTCAATTTTTGTAATACGCTCAACATTAACACGACCAGCCTGAACAGCTTCATCTATTTCTGAAGCTAGATCGGCCAACCAATCTGGGACTTTGCCGCCTTTCCAATGTTTAGATACTGTTTCCGGGTCGCTAGTGTCAAATGGTGATGGCTTAACTAACCAACGCGATAATGATTCTCCATTGATTGCTGTCAGAACTAATCCTTGTCCAAGCTGCGATTGTACTAATGTTTTAGCTTCATGTGTGAATGTTTTGTACCACCTTGCGGCGTATGCACGATCTTCTTCAATTCCGAATCCCGGTAGTGTAGTGACTGTAACACTGCCGTTTTGCTTAATTAATGCAGCAATATGTGCGACCATTTTAGCGCCGTCGCCTGGAGTCAATGCAAAGTCTACTGGTGTAAAAATGTACTGACTTTTTGATATGCTTTGTCCTGGGCGTGCATTATTTACAAAGTCTTCAGCTGTGATGGTGGCTTCTTTATATTCTGCTGGGTTGCCTTCATGGTCATATTTGAATTTTGGATCTGTTTCCCAATCATGTAGGCGTACTATACCTTCTGACAATACAGCTTCCAACAATGTGATAAATGATTCTTTGTTGTGTAATTCAGCCAAAATTCGCTTAATTGGGTCTAAAGACATAAGTCCTCTATTAATAGATTTGTGTCAGAATAGGTATAATTAACATTCTCTTTTAATACTATATCCATGTTGTTTAACGGTATTTTCATTTCCGTATCAATGCTTCTTCTAATGTCACTGCATTCATATTGGCCTTGAAGGCCGCAATTTCTGTCTCGTTAGGTATCCACATTCTATCTGCTTTGGTCCATCGTCTCGATCCGCTCTCATGTAAATGCCATGCTTTGATAGACAACGATGGATTTACGACGTGAAGTCCAGCTTCTTTAGCCTTATAGGTAAGCAGATTGTCATCACCTGGTATCCCAAAGCCCCAATCACATGGAAATTCTTTTAATGGTGCCTTAAAAATCCAACAATCTTGTGACCAAACAGGGTTATATGGGCCTTTATTTCTAAATTTTCGTCTTTGAGCATAATGGTCCCAATCACGCATATCGGCAGTCTTACCAACATCCCATTTAGCTAGAGATAAAAATACTCCTGATAGATCAACGTCTTTTACAAGCGAAAGCGTATCATCAAAATAGATATCACAATACGACCCAACACAAACCTTCCCTGGAGCCTCCGCACTCAAATGAGTGAACAGATCTTTATATGTCCCTCTGCGACCTAATTGAATACGACACACTTTCGGGTTATCAAACAATGTTTGAACGCCAGCAGCAGCATATGTTTCTTCAGGATCTTCACAAAATACATGGATCTTTTCAAACAAAGGGTTCGCTATATTCTTCTTTAAGACTTCTGTTACTTCTGCGGCTCTTTCTTTAACATTATCAATATAATATGGTAATGCTAAATGTGCAAATGCTTTATTCATTTCCATTGTTTGTCCACCGCATCAATAATTGGTGTCCAATCTTCTCTACCTATATCATCGAGCGCTTGATTTTGTTCTATATCGCTTAAGAAATTATGATTTCTTATTGACGCTATAGAAAAAGCAATAGAAAAGAAAGTGTCTGAATCTTGTCTACCTGTTTTAGGTTCGTTTAACCATCTCTTCCATTTTACGTGATGCTTCTTCACATGACTGGCGTATTCATTATGAACGTCATTATCAACAAGAATTTGTTCAGAATTTATTGTAAACTTTTTGTCACTACCAACATGCATAAAGATTTTCTTAAAAGTCACATCAACAACATAACTCCAGAATATTGCGCTTATCGGGCCGCTCCATGCAAAATACATTAAACCAACACGCCTAAGTAATTTACACAATGCTTCAACACCACAACTTGTAGCTATAATGTCTTTTGCGCGTTGAACAGAGCGGTTGACGCAATCCCATGCTGTCGTGCCATATAAGTTAAGTGTCTTTGCGGCTGTTGTCCAATCTTGGATCAATATATCAGGATTATCAATTTCAAGTAATGCATGCCTATATCGAAGTGCTGTTAATACACCTACTAGCCGTGCTTCTGCAGTACCATGTGTAATGCGCGTGATATTATCTGCCAACAAAACAGTATCGTCAAATTTTTTGTGCCAGACTCCAAGTGGCATCGCTTTCATTGCACAACCCGGCGTAAAACCAATATCATCAATATAAAGCGGATTAGGATCTTGTTTTAATTTATGCATCTGTCCAACATGATCGACCCCATTATTCTTAATAGTGATCCCAGCAATTTTAGTTGGCCGTTCTGCTCGATATCTCATAACTAAATCGGCATGATCAAAGCCATGTTTTTCTACCAATGATTCAAATACGATCATTGTTTGAATGTAGTCATCAGCATCAATCCAGGACGGGTTGATTTTAAAATATTCTGATGCTACCCACGCCAATGTGGTAATACCTGCATGAATTTTTTGTTTGATAGCAGACATTTATATGTTAAACAATAAATTATGTACATCTTCACAATCTAGTGCGTACATCATTTTTCTACGAATATATCTCATGCGCCCTTCTTTAAACATGGACCGATATTTTGGTTTATTAATCAATCTCTTAATAATAAACCTAGAAACATTAACATCAGATATTAGTAAACATATTATCGAAATAAAATATTCAAAACACTTTGGATTAGCAAAATAAATTTTATCGCTATTGGCACATTTTTTAACGGTGCTCCACAATCTATCATCGTGCATCCAAACCATACATTGATCATCGAATCGAAATGTTATTGGTGGCGTCTGATTTGATGGGTCAACATTTGTGATATCTAAAACCATTAATGATTGACCAATTATGTGAAAATAATAATCGGATTTCAATTGTTTAGGAAACGTACCATTCATCCAACCATCCTTTTCATAATTATAATCTTGCCATGAAATGTCTGCCATATCAGACAAGAATCCCTTAATTATTTGGACGATTTCTATTGTGTTCGCGTGATTCATACGCTTTTTTAAATCCTACACCCGCTATATGTAATTTATTTGACAACAATGGGAAAAAATTTTCTGAGTGAGCACACAAAGTTAGGTCAGCTTTTTGTCGTTTAAATTCATGCACAACCACTTTTGTATCATAAACATAAGCAAATTCGCGTGGTATTTGTCTATGCATTATTATTCCAGAAACCCCATTTGGGGCCCAAAATGTACTATTTGGCCTTACTACCTTCCAATCTGGCATCTGGTCCTTTAACCATTCGCGTATTATTGTAACTAAATCACCCATTATCTTGTGTCTCTTGTATTTCTTTTTCAAAATTTTTAATATTTTCAATATTATGTTGTATGCAGTTTTTTAATTTGTCAATGCTATCTGGTTCAGCTAAATTAATAGCAACAGCGCCTTCGAGACCATCAACAGTCGCCATACAACCATTCATCATAATGAAAAACCCACCCAATGTCCAATGGTCAGCTTTTGGTTCATCGCCTTCCATTGAGATCGTTATGTTACCTATAAGAATAGCTGAATCAGAGCCTCGTTTCACTACAATATTACCATCACCAATATCAGTGGCAATATAATCACCACTAATTGAGTCAATAATGTCTTGAATTATACCACAATTAATGTTCATTTTCTAATCCAACTTATAATCTTAGTTAACAAAGTAGTAGGTTGTTTATATTCTTTCCTAACCAATTTAATAACTGCTCTACAAATTACTGTAGCAGCAACTTGAAGATCAGATACATTTCCTATCATTTTAGACTCATAAGTAAACTTATAATCATTAAGTTCTGCAATCCATAAATTATCAATATGATGAAGTGAAAATGAACATGGTTTAATATTGTCAACTACGTCTAATGCTAATTCTAAATCTTGGCTATAATCTGGTACTGATGTTAAACATATTGTTTCATGGCCAACAAAAAAATCAGATGTTCGCCGGTCTTCTCGCTCGTCTGGCGTTTCATTTGCGTAAATTGCATCTTCAATTTCTTTATATATTTTAGGATTACACATACAGCCATAGTCATGTATTTGTATTGGCCGCCATATACTACCTGGCCGCCATCCTTTATCTGATTTCAAATCTGTACGTATAGACCAATCGCCACCATGTCTCCAAAAATATGCATGTCCTAAAATTTTAGTTTTTAATATTTCTGTGGCTACCGTCTCGTCAAGATCAGCATCAGACAATAAATCAGCACTTAGCATATGTTTTTTTATGTTCCAGTATACAACCAGCATTTATTAAATCTGTTATTGTTGAATCTATCTCTGTTTTTAAGTCATCAAAAAATGTAGGACTAGCAATATACAAATGTTTTGTTTGGCCAATGTGTGGGTACATATTGGTAATTACATATCTTCGAACAATGCATTTATGTGCAAAGAATGAACATATTCTTTCTCTAGTAATATGAGAATTTCTTTCATTTTCTTGTATTTCTATTCTTATTCGCACAGTTAGCAAGCTTTGAAAGTCGGGCCGATCTTCCATGACATGATCAAAATCCCATCTCATATATTCAACGTTATATGGAATATTCTCAGAAAACCATCTACGTATTATAGTTATTAAATTAATACCTGCATTCGGTACTTGTGGCATTTGTATGTCCAAAAATTCGTTTATAGCGTTCAACTACCGACACATCACCCATAGCTTTAGCCAAGTTATCACTTAATTTAACAAGCGACACATTGTTAGCCATTACTGGTTTTATTACCAATGATAATGCCTTAAATCCCAAATCATTAGTAAGATTCGTGCCCCAACCAAATGTAACTTTAATACGTCCTTTAAAATGATTATTGATGCTGACAATAGTATTTACATCAAGCCCATCGCTGAAAACAATCATCTTTCCTGCTGGGTCGATACCATGACTGTTATAAAATTTAATAACACGCTCACCAAATGCAAATGGATCACCAGAATCATGTCTAAGACCCTTCCATTTAGCAGCTTGCCAAGAAGTCATGTCTTTAAAGAAAAACTCGCTTCCAAATGTGTCAGTCAAAGCAATTGACAATCCATATCCATATTGATCCCACCAAAGCTCCAAGAATTTATTGTGTGAATTACGAATGTCGTCATCGGTTTGGTCAGCAATCCCGGCCATAATCATATACATTTCATGTGCAGAAGTGCCCATTGGCAATAAACCATATTTCATTGCCAAATAAACATTAGACGTTCCACGAAATTGTGGTTCGTGAGTACGATCTGCAAATTCATTTTTTAAAGTTTTTACTACATAATCTTGCCATTCTTTACTAAAACGCCTACGAGTACCAAAATCAGTAAAGGTTAAACCACGACTACCACGTAGGACAGCAATCTTAGATGCCAAGTTCATAACGCCAGTAGCTTTTACGACATCACGGTTGAAATTTCTACCAGTATCAAAAAGTGTCTGATTATACAATTCATTAATGATCGATAAAGCAAATGTTTCCCAATAAATCGCAGTGCTCCATGGGCCTTCGAATTCAAGCTCAAATGTATCGTCATTATAAACTAGTTTATAATCAGGAAAATGTAATGTCTTCAAAAAGTCAAGATAATCTTCAGTAAACATTCGGTCGCTATATTCATTGGTACCACGCAGATAATGCAATTCACTGTTGTCAAATTCGAGTGTGCGAACATGGTCTAATTGCGCTCGAAGATCTTTTTCAGCAACAAAATGCGAAAGATTTACCTTAGAGCGATTCTTAAATGCATATTTAACATTAACATCACGAAATTTTCTGAATACGACTTGGCCCATAGTAAACTTATAAAAATCAGTATCAAGCAATGATGTTATGATTGGCTCAAATTTAGCCATTCATTGCCTCATTTGTAGTTATGATCCTAGTCCCAAGTTTTTTCATGGCCTCAATTGCATCCTTCTCATCATTTGGATTTATATTGACTGCTCTAGAAGCATCAATTAAAAAATTAGTAACAAACCTCAGACGGCAAGCCGATAAAACAGTTTCTTTAACACAATAATCAGTGGCCAATCCACATATGAATAACTCGCTTATGTTTTTAGATTGTAGCGCATAACTCAATGGATATTGCCGATCAGTTACTCCATTGAAGGCCGAAAAATCATCATTATTACCCATGCCCTTTGATATTATAGTAGCATTCGATATATCTAAATCTTTATGAAATTGTGCGCCTATTGATTCGGCAACACAATGTACTGGCCATATGCCACCATAATCTTTGAAATGTGTAGTGACTGGTGGGTGCCAATCGCGTGATACGAATATTTGCCATCCATTTTGGCGACCAAAATTAATAAGATTATTTATAGGATTAACAACATCATCACCATTTGGTACGGCAAGCGACCCACCAGAACAAAAATCATTCTGAACATCAACGATTATCAAAGCTTTATTCGACATACATACCTCTTAAACTTAAATTATTAGATGTTATTTTTCTATGCAAATCACTAAATTCCACCGATATAGTACTATTAATCATGTTTTGTAACTTATCGAAAAAATATGCATCATGTAATTTTACAGACCATATTTCAATATTGTGTGGTAATGTTATATTCACTGCAATCTTTAGTGGAGAGTCATTAATTGCTGGAGTTTTGTATTCTATTTCCCTGACCATGTAAATTGTATCATAATCTGTTGATCGTTTTTGATTTATGGTCCAAAATTTACTCGTATTTCTATCTTCTAGCCACATCAGTATAAGATCAACTGCATTAGGTTGCATATGCTTTAAATACACAATAAGCCGAGAATTACCATAAATTGATATACGAACCTGACAATGGTTCACCATCGCCAGCACTATGACCAATAACCCACTATCAATCGTCAGCTATTGGTGCGGCCTGCGGTCCCTGGCTGTGCCTTATGGTAATCTCGGCTTATAGTTACTTATTCAATAAATCTCGTTCTTCTTTTAAACATTTGCTATAATAATACTCATCAATATTGGCATTATGTCTAAATTCGCTTCCACGTAATTCATGATACAAATTTAGACACGCTGTAATACGAATAGTATTTACATATGCTTCACATGCAGCGTATATTGGCGTCCAATCTTTACTCTTACCTAAAGATATTCTAATATCTTCCCACTTATCTTTTGGCAATTTTGTCTTACGAGCCATTTTAAGAAGCTTCTGTTCCGAAGCCAGCTTCTTAATGTGTTCCTTCAATTTAAAAATCTTAGGATCCATAACATTCCTCCTTGTTTCTAACATAATCATTTCCTTTCCATAAAACAAGCTTAGAAAACACCTTACGATAATTGCTAGGGATTAACTCTGTAGCAAATGCTGTAGCTTGGTTGTTTATGTCCGGTTCTCTAAATAGTATAGTCTTTATACCTTTAGATTCAACCTTTTCTTGTTCTAATAATAGACTGGTTTCATCAGGGACACTACAAACAACAACTGATGAAATATCGTTTGGGTTGCCGAACCGGATGCCCGATTCATGAGCGGCGTGAACAGCTTGACAAAGCTGTTGAGGAATAGATAGATCTGCCCTTACCACCACGTAAAAATGTGTACCCTATGTCATAATTGCCTCCATATTATATATTTTTCTCGTCATCACTACGTCTTATTTTTTTAATACTACGCAATAATTGTAGAAATTTACGTATTCTAGGTGTGCGCTTTTTAAATAACTTCTTAATACAGGTGGTACAATAATATACATCTGCAATGTTGTCGCATCCATCACAATGTGGCATTCTTTCTTTTAGTTGATCTCTCATGTTGCTGCAATAAGAACAAGGTCTACTATCTGCCCAACTTATTAAGAAATATGCTATAAACACTGTAGCAAATACTACAGTGATTATTGATAATATCGTCATAAAATTGGCGCTCCTGATGAGAGTCGAACTCACCTATGAGATTTTAGAGATCCCTGCCTCACCGATAGGCTACAGGAGCAAATTTTTCATTTCTTTTGCTTGGCGTAGTAATGATTCAAGATCATCTAATCTAAGCATATTCGGTCCATCACTTAGGCCAGCATCTGGATTTTCATGGACTTCAATAAACAACCCATCAGCACCAGCCGCGATACCACAACGAGCCATCGTCGGAATCATATCTCGCATCCCACCGGATGCATTACCAAGACCACCGGGCTGTTGCACTGCATGTCCAGCATCCATTATTACTTTGCAACCAAAAGATTTCATTATTGGTATTGAACGCATATCAACTACTAAATTATTATAACCAAACGTAGTACCACGCTCACATAACCATATATTATTATTACCAGTTGATAAGGCTTTCTTTAATATATGCCTCATAGCCAATGGGTCCATGAATTGGCCCTTTTTGATGTTTACTATTTTGTGAGTACTCGAAGCAGCCAATACTAAATCTGTCTGACGACATAACAATGCTGGAATTTGAAGCACGTCAACTACAACCGCAGCAGACTTCACTTCATCAACAGAATGGACATCAGTCAATATCTTAACGCCAATTTCATGTTTAATTTTATTCAATATGTATAAACCATCAATTAAACCTGGGCCTCGATAAGTTTCGCCAGACGTCCTATTAGCTTTATCATAGGAACTTTTATAAATAAAATCTATGTCTAATTTTGTACATATATCTTTTATGGCTGATGCATGCCTCATAGCATGTTGTTCTGATTCTATGACACATGGGCCACCAATAAATAACAATTTATTCATAATATTATTCTAGTGTATGCTGCTTTATGTATCATCAAAGAATGTTGTAAATCCTGAAAAAAGTTCGGGTCATAGACTGAATATTCTTCTTTTAGATTATTTCTTATTACTACGCCTAATTCTAAAGATTTTATAATATATCCATCAATCACAAATACAGCAACTGGACGTTCCCATCCTGTTGGCCAGCAACAAATGACATCATTTTCTATGAACCAAAATTGACTAGTATCATATTCATTTATCCATTTAATCAAGATATCTAGAAGTTCCATAATTCGTTAGCATTTCAACTACTTTGTTCGCTATAACAGATTCATCTGTAATACAGCATTTTTGACCTTCGAAATATAAAATATATCCATTCTCAATTGTCCGCTCAACTACCACATATTTATCGTTATACATTACTTGTGCAGACCATCCGTTGCCGTTGCTAGGATTCAATAAATACCCACATTGACCATCTAGTAATATATCAAGTTTTTCTCGTAATTGCATGATAGTCATAACGTCAATATCTTTCCGCCCCTAAGGCCAACAATATTAGCAATAAGTGGACCATTATATCCAATAACCTCTACATTGCTTTCTTTAAATAACATTTCTGACAATTTACATGATTCTACCCATTGTGGACGTAATGAATTGTCAGCGTCAAATGGCACATGATAAATTACTGTTTTTATTCTACTTTGAATGATTCCACGCGCACAATCAACACAAGGTAAACCTTGAGTGTATATTATACAGTTATCTGGTATACCATTTCTGGTTGCATTATACAAAGCATTACGTTCACCATGTTCAAAAAGTGAATATTTTAACGGGCGTTCTTGTCGCTCATCTAAATCATCATTAACGCCGCGTGGTAAACCATTGTATCCAGTAGATATAATATCATGATTTGGTCCAACAATAACAGCACCAATTTTAGTGCTTTTATCTTTACTCTTCATAGCTACAAAATAAGCCAAACTCATAAAGTATTGGTGCCAATCCATAATTACTCCATCAAGTGGCTAGTACCACAACATTCTTTATATAATTTACCAGATAAACAACTACATTTACCAAGATATAAAATACCCGATTGCTCTAGACCATTATAAATATTATCTTCTAATTCTCTAATTTCATGCTTGCTGACGTCATATATACGCCGCAATTCATCAACCAGTAATGCTTTTGTTACAACAGATATGATATAAATATGGATACCACCACTAAATACTACACAATCTTGTACTTTAGATTCTTCCAAATTCATCAACATTTCCAATATGTATGGAACGTGTCTCTTAAATGTTGAAATATTAACATTATTTGCTGCAATTGTAACAGTTGGCTCATTTAACATGATAGCACCACCACCATCAATAAAAAACGATTTAAGTGGTTTTATTGATGAAAAAGTAGCTAAACCACCGTGTGTATACCATTGTTCGGCTTTATCAAAAATGCTAGCTTCAATCATGAATAGCCTTTGACCACTACGCGATTCACACAATAGTTGACCTACTTCTCCATCCATATGTGTTTACCTTCTAATACTTTTAAAGCAACTTTACGCTTCTTCTCATCGTCATTGAACCACAACGCTTTGAATCTCAATTTAATACGTTGCTCAGCTGTTCTGCAAAAAGCTTCAGCTAATTCATTGGCCTCATTCGTGTGTATTGATTCTGCTCTAGATAGTGACGCACTCATAGCATACAGATCTAACGCAATATCTACAATTCTAAACAGAAAAGCTTGTTTATACTGCAACTTCGGACCATTTAATAACATACCATAAAAAATTGATCTAGCTAATTTTCTAGAATTCTTGTCTATAAATTTAAGATGCTTACTTAATTTGCCAAATTTAGAAAACTTTGGCCAATGACTCCATCCGATCCATTTTGATGGATACCAAATAGTATAGAAAGCAGCCATTTTAAAAATCGATTTAATTTTACTCCAAACAGATGATTTTTTATTAAGTAAGTCGCCAGCTACCTGCATATGCTTATCAACAGCCTCTCGTGCTATCATAAGATGCATTATTTCGCTGGAACCTTCAAATATTTTATTGATTCTGAAATCTCGCATCATACGTTCTACTGGCATCGGCAATTCACCACGTTCTTCTAATGATGTTTCGGTTTCATATCCGCGCCCACCACGTATTTGCATTGTGTCATCTATAATTTTCCACCCATAAAAGGTATTGAATTCTTTCGCTGCAGCGGCTTCTAATCTAATGTCTCTGTTTTTGTCACATGCCAGATTGCTACCAAGGTCGGCAACAGCATCCATTGCAAAAGCGTGCGAAGCAATGTCAGTTATCATATGAGACACAGCTTCATGCTTACCAATTGATTGACCCCATTGAACTCTATTATTGGCCCAACGGCGTACAAATTCTAAGCATTTTTTAACCGCACCAGCGGCACCGGCTGGTATTGCTAAACGCCCAGTATTGAGAGTTGCTAGTGCGATTTTTAACCCTTGACCCTCATTGCCTACTAAATTCTCTCGTGGTATGAAGACATTAGTGAAACTAAGCTGTGCATTACTTAATGCTCTTAAGCCCATAAATCTACAACGATGTTCGATAACAACGCCGGGAGAATTCATTTCAACAACAAATGCACTAATCTTGCCAGTATCGCTATGCTTAGCCATTACTATTATCATGTCTGCTAGTGTTGCATTCGTGCACCACAATTTTTTGCCATTTAATGTGTATCCATCGTTTGTGCGCTCAACTAATGATTTCATGCTTGATGGGTCAGAACCAACTTCTGGTTCGGTTAAAGCAAAAGCAGATATTGAACCAGCAGCTAAACGTGGCAAATATTTCTGTTTCTGTTCTTCTGTACCAAACATCTTAAGAGGCTGAGGCGCTCCAATCGACTGATGTGCAGATAATAAAGCAGTAAGATTAGCATCATAACTGCCCAATAACTTCATTATAGTATCATATTCAACTTGGTTAAATCCTAATCCACCGTATTCTTTAGGGATTTTCATACCAAATGCGCCAAGTTTACGCAATCCGTCAATAACATCAGTTGGATATTCTCCTGTCTTATCAATTTCTGCAGGATTAACTTTTGTATATAAAAACTTTTTAAAACCATTAAAAAATCTAGTGAATTCAGCAGTTTCTGGCTTAGACGGAAACGGACTTATCATGTCAAATTTGAACGAGCCGAGAAACAATTCTTTTAAAAATGATTGTTTCCAATTCTTTTCTCTTGCCGCTTCTGCGACTGCTAATGCTTCTTGTTCAGTAGACATTTTATCTCCTCAGATTTACATACGTCATTACCATCCCCTAGGATGAGGTGCATCTGGATCTGGTTTTAATGTCGCCGTACGCATTGGTTGATCTTTTTTAGATGCACAAACAACACACATTGTAGTATCTGGCAATGCCTCTAGTCTTGCTTCACTAATGTCATTACCACAAACTGAACATTTTTTAACCATACATATGCCTCTTATAACATTTATCACATAATGTACGAACCCATGACATATTTCGCATTTTGCCGCTCTTACCACAATCTTCACATGTTACTTCTGATTTATGCTCGGCCTCTCTTAATATATCATGAAATTGGCCACCGATTTTAATTCGTTCTTCAGAAGACATCTGATAAAAATTGAACATCTTCTTATCGTATTTTGTTAGTTTATATCCTGGCTTTGAAACTTTTTGACGCCATAATTCAGACATCATATCTATGTCAGCATAAAACCTGAGAGTGCCAAATTTTTCTTTAATTTGTCCAATAGACCAAGGCACATTAAGTTTATCTATCTTGACAACAGCATCAAAAATTATCTTCTTCCACCCATCTTGACATGACGGATATGGATACCATCCTTCGTCAAAGTATGGCAATAGTTTTTTATGCCAACTTGGACGAGGTTGTTTATATAATTTCTTAATTGCACTTTTTCTGGCAGCAGCAGCAGCAGCAGATTTCTTTTTTACCATAATCCAGTCTGGTTAATAATCTTGATATTTATACCTTGGTGTTCTAATTCTATTATTACATATGATGGTGTATTACCTTGCTTACTCCAATCCCATACATCACCATTTAAAACAATTTGGTATTCTTTTGGAGAATATGTCCACTCATATGGTATAGACATCGGTGGAACATTAAGTCTACATTTTATACTATTCTTTTGATATTTAACATATACTCTTTTTAAATTTATGTGTCCAGATTTTGATATATATCCAGATATTGTAAGTATAATGTTAACTCTTTTAATCCCACGATAAACATATATGCTATTTAGTGCAACAGCAATGTCACTAGAACGATAAACTGGCGCTGGAGGATTATATGACGCAAAACCAAGCAAAATAACGAAAATGACTACCAATACTGGCACAATAATCTTTTTCATTATTTTAGTTACTGTTAAATTTTATGTTTAATAAGCCATTCAATATGCCCATTTATTGCTGTTTCTAGCTTAACAAAAAAATCAGGATCGGCTAAGTATAATGTCGATTCGGCACCATCTACTGCATCAACCGGTCCAGGAATTGAGCTTATGTCGTAATCATACGCAAACACAAGCACACTATCTAATTCGATTCTTGCAATTCTTTCTTTCTTTGTTGGTGTCCCCCACAGTTTATGCGTATGCTTAATACCATGTACTTGTATATAATAATCATTATTATGATCAATAGGTTCAACTTGAACACTGTATTGAAATTTCATTGTTGATAATGCTTGCTTAACAACATCAATAGAATTCATAATTTTTCAAACCTATTGGCATCTCTATTATATGCCTTATGCATTGCATATTCAAATGCCTTATCAATATCAATGTTTTGTGAGTTAGCCATACAAATAATAGTGAATAGTATGTCGCCTATTTCTTCTTCTATACTTCCAGCCTTTTCACCTGGTTTCTTCTTTTTGGGCCCATATTTATGATTAATTTCTCTAGAAAGTTCGCCACCCTCTTCAAATAAACGAGCTAAAATTTTAAATGGGTCCCAATAACCATCTTTATACTGACTTACCCATTTGTGTACTGTCTTCTGATATTTGTTTTTGCGCATATGTCTCCAAGGTTTCATAGGTTAATTATAAGATACGTATTTCATAATAACAATTATAGGAGAAAACCATGCCAAAATTCGTTGTAGCCACGACTTGCAGAGATTACAAATCAAACTTTCGAACTGTTGTGAAGTGGCTAAAGAGAAATAAGTTTGTGTATAATTCTAGTAATAAATTTTGGTATAAAAAATCGACCAAGCACACAGCTGTTAAACATGTCAGCGACATCATCGATAATGAAGGATGGATCGCGTGGAGCAAGAGTGACTATTCAACGTAAAATGGCGGCCAGCCTTTAATATCCACTGGTTTGGTTTTATCTCTACTTCTTAATCCCAAAACAATTCTGTTTAGTCGTGAAACTGGTTTTAATTTGTCTTGTGTTACAATATACTTAATTTTAAACTTACCACTATTAAACATATTAACTTGTGGCTCAACCATTGCTTTGGCTTTATCAACTGGCAAATAACCCAATATTATTACAGATGGTTTGATTTTTACTAGCTTACCTTTATATAGTTGCAATCCAACTTCATTTCTAGCATTTGGTGCGTATGCCAATAGCCCAATAGCCCAATCCTTATCGTTATCATTAAGCACAAAGTTTCCGCTTTTATAACTTATTGTCTTAACTTCAAATGGTCCAATGTCTGCACATTTCATATTCCAAACATCAAATTGCTTATCATTCAACATTGCTCCGTCCCACCTGATCCCAGTGATTCTCGAGACTGCTAATTCACCTAGAGCACCAACTACGCCATTACAAATTGAATCAACTATGCCCTCTTTAGATCGTTTTTTGTTTTTATTTTCTGGTCTTGCTGATTGCATGTTCTCTCGAAACTTAGACACTTTTAGGCAATATTCTAACTCATCCTTTGTTGGATTATATGTCCAATTAATCATTTTACACTCTTAACACCATTACAAGATGTACAAACTCCATTTTCTTTAAATCCGAAAAGAAATCCAGTCGGTTCAGATTGAATATTTCTACAATCTCTACATGGAACTCCTTTTTGTTCAACATCATGATGGCTTAGCCAATTGAACATGCACGCACTATTACAGAAATAATAATTCCAAATTGTAGTTTCATCATGATTGCATGTTTTGCAAAATTTATTAACATGCCTAAATTCTAATTTCATATGTAACCCATTGTCGCTCATATTACAATTGTCACATCCTATAATCAGCATCATAAATCCTCACTTTCAATACTTAAGTTACAAATTCTTTACATTTACCACAATAAGTATCTTGTGGTTCTTTGCATTTAACGTCTTTTGTATAATGTTTATATTCTATGCCACATTCTTTACATTTATGATAATGCCCGTCTGATTGTCCAATTGATTTATCCATTTTTCTTGAAACAACTTTCTAGTGCCGCCTCGGCATCAATAATCAATTTATTATGATAACCTGATAATGCTATAACCTGCTCTTTAATTAGCTCTTTCGTAATTGCGTCGTTATATATATGATATAATTTATTGTCTTCATACAACAACGGCGACATAGAGCGCATATAGCTCATAATCATAACAACCATTGGTTTATAAGCAGGATTGGCTACATCTTCTTCTGTAGCTGGCATAGGTACGTCATCTACACACTTATACAAATGCATCTCATGCAATCCAGATTTACCTATAAGCATTCGTCTCTCCATTCTCCTCTATGTATCGAGTAATAAGTCTGATGGCCGTCGCGTCTTCTAATAACATCTTTACATATTCTAAATTCTTTTTCCACACTTCGCATCATCGATCTTAATTTTTTAAAAAATTGTGGATCAGTAATACTTATAATTTCTTGATCAATCCATTTGTTATGTATGTCATATCCAGATATTGGACCAAAGGCTTTATTTTCTATGGTGTCTATATCAATAACATCAATTTTCTCATTATATGGCTCATACAATAAATGTATTACTACTGGCTCATTCGTCTTTCCACTAATTATGGTACTACGTCCAATAGACCATTTGTGTTTCTTTTTGAGTCTATTAAACCAGTCTGTAATCAATATAGATAATGTTAAGTTCTTTGATATCATTTAACCGTCTGTCCACATGTCGTGCGGAAGTTCTTTATGTTCACCAAGAAAACAATGTTCACTTATAATATGATATCCATTTATATAATCATATAGTGGTTTTATCGCTTCTTTTGCAGATACTACTGACATATATGAGCCAAAAACCACCCATCGTGTATCACTACAAGACACATAATCAATGGCCCAACGATACACTGCTAGGCCTTTGGGCCGCCACAACGGAAGACCCATAAATGTTATTGGGAAACTACCATCATCTCTAACGTAGTCTAAATCTGGCCAATCGGGTATACATATTGGCTTCTTCGCAATTTGATCATACATTAAGTCACTATCAGCAGGCCCACTAATCCTATGTTTTCTATCTGTTTCATGTCCAAAATAAACTTGTATTACGACTGGCATATTAACCTGCGATTGTAAATGTTGGACCAGCAGTCATAGCCTTAAATTCAGCGCATGGGTGCTCAGATCTTTTCATAATTTGTTCAAAAAAATTTGGTTCATATGACATAATCTTACCATTATTGATACCATATACATAAATATATGTGTCATGAACTACACCAATATTAACTCTACATGTCTTACACGACATATAACCTGTCTCATAGCAATCAATCGGCACACCAATTGACCACTCAATCATTAAATCAATTAGCTTCATATTAATTCCTGACATATGGTACATTCAGCAATATGTGTCTCTATTACATCAGATATTCTATCGAAAAAAGCAGGATCAACATAGTTACATTGCACATTGCCACTTGATATACGGAGAGCTTGTGAATCACACGGAGGCATAGGCCCTGGGCGACAAATGCCATCATATGCTATTACGACTCCTTTATTATCAATTACCATTATTGGGTGAACTAATCCACGATGTTTTAATGCTTCATCTAATGGACCATATTTTGGATGTTCACTAATCCATCCAACAATCAATGGCTTAAGTTCATCAGCTATATTGTTATCCATTTAACTATACAATAATTTAATATAATGATGCTCAATTTTATTAGATAACAATTCAATGCTATCTGGTCTTGCCAAATCGATTATGTCAACAAAATCTTTACGACCACTTCTGAATGAACGTATACACACTTTACCTTCAGTGAATTCAAAATAAAGTTTTCTCATATCAGTTGTACCTATTGACATAACTAAGCCGCCATGTGGTATTAACGATATCTCATCAATCGACGGACGTCTACGCCAATTTATTTTATTAATAGCCACGCGCATTATTTCTTCTTCAACACATGTTGGTGGTGGTTCCGGTCTAGTAATGTAATACAGTATCGACCATAAAAATATTGCAAGACATAATATAATTGATAGTATCATAAATTACCAAGCTTGGAATATAGTTCTTCAATAGTACCATTATTTTCAATGGTACAATTTGCCATGTTTTCTACTTCATCTAGCTGCTGACCAACATTAGACTGATTTGATGATTCATAATTATCTAATACCAAAAATTCATGATATGTTTTAGGGTCACCAATCCTATTACGTAATTTTATGCGCTCAAATCTTATCAATTGGTCTGACTTAATAACTAACAAATTAAAATTACTAATTCTTCTAAAAACATTCACTTCATTAGGATGTCTAAATGAATCAATTACATAATCAGAATTAATTTCAATATTTTTAATGGTTCGGTCCGCTAAATAACCAGTACCATATTTAGATCTTAATTCTATGCCAATACTAACCATAACATCACGCGTACATTGTAGTCCACGTTTACGGGCTTCGTCTCTTATTACGTCTGACAGAGAATAGAATTTAAAACCTTTATTTTTGAAGTATTCTGCTATTTGACCTTTACCAGACGCATTGCGGCCTGTTAAACCAATAACTAATGCCATTAATTTTAGATACTGTTTGGATATGAAAAAGGCCGGGTGGCCATTTCTGACCACCCGGCCTTCAAATATTGATCTTTAACTATTAATTAAAGATTGGAAACGTTTACTACGCCATAATACAAGCCACCGTCTTCGATGAGCTTCTTACCATAACGAGTCATGATCCCCTTGTTTGGCGTGAAGGAGTTTGGATCCAACACGGTTGGCGTGGAGAGTAATGGCACGTATGGAGCGTAGAAGTATCCGGCGTCTAGGACGCTAGAACCCTTAAAGCCCATGAGGATCTTGCAATTCGGGAATAGAGGATCCTTATAGAGCTTCAACTTGCCCTGAATTGTACCAGCAGAGGTAATACCAATGTCGATACCATCTGTAGCAAGAGCGTCCGAACCACGGAAATCGTTCAGCTGTTCGAACTTAGAAGAGATGTCAGCGCTCGTTACCATCCAGTTTGCTGGGCCACGGAGCGTGGTACGATGGATGATGTTCGCAACTTCTAGTACCTTGTACAAGAGTGCGATGTTGCGATCTGTAAAGTTGACAGATGCGCCAGCGCCTGTGCCGAAGTTATGTGTTGCGCGGATTGACGCTGCGACGATCAAATCGTTGATGATTTCGCGGTCAATTTCGGCAACCATTTCGTCAGCCATGAGGTCGGTCAACGTGCTCTCAGCGTCAATGTTGTGCACTGACTTGAGATCCTGAGCGGCCTCTAAGCTCCAGGATGTCTTCAGCTTGCGTGTAGCAGCTGCAACGCTATCGGAATCGATAGACATTGTGACTTCTGGCTGGAATGGGTTGTTTTCGAGATCGTACTCGTAATCAGCACGTACCAGCTTACCAGTCAAAGAACCAGCGGATAGTGTAACCTGAACCACGCCTGTGGAATGGTTAAACACTGTTGCACCAGGAGTCGTATCATCGATGGTGCAGTTTGTTGGAGACGATGCTAACACTAGGTCTGGATTACCGTCAGCATCGAAGGTTACCTGACACTCTGGTGTTGGATCTTCGCAGCTGTCTGCATCAGAAGCAAAGACGTTAACAACGACTGTGCCCGCTAATACTGGACGGTGCTTCAAGGTGCCTGATGCCACCAATGCGGATGTGACAGTCAGGTCTTCACCCTTGACGACCTGTGAGCTGTAATAAGGATCAAGTGCCCAACCGTTCTGGCGAGCAAACGCCTGAGCGGTGTTCTGGCGCATGATCTGAGTTCCAGCTTGCGTCTGGCCCTTTGACAGAGCGTAACGATACCTGATGTAGAAAATCAGGCTGGCTGGCTGACTCATTGGCTGAACGCCGACGAGATTGTCAGCGATCAAACGCGAATAAGACTTACGAATCAAAGGGAGAGCAAAGCGGGTGAAATCCGCAATGTCGCCAGTTGTCGTAGCGTCTTCTAGAATTACTGACCTTTTCTTTGGATCCCAGTGATTATACTGGTTTTCAAACATTTGGGACAGTAAACCGAACTTAGCTGGAGTGACTTCCTTGCACTTTTTGAGTACTGGAGACCACTTCTTTACTAGTTCGTTCTTACGAGAAGCGACGAGCAATGACTCGCTGCGTGCTTCTTCTGTTAGAACCTTACTCATTTAATTTATTCCTTTCAGTCCTGGATTGTATCAGCAATTTTGCCGATCTCCGTGACAGGCAACTGGCCTGTACGGGATTGTGACTCATTCATTGTTCTGCGAGTTGATTGTGTAGCAGCTGGAGCTGTACGACTTTCATCAAGACGAGTTGGAGCTGGCTTCCTAGCTTCGTCTACCTTCTTGTCTTCTTTCTTGTCGTCCTTCTTGTCACCACCACCGCATTTAGCGCACTTACCACTCTTTGGGAATGGAAGCTTATGATCGGCGCAGTAACCCTCTGTTGCGACACGTGACTCTAAAGAGCGATTGCGTTGTAAGGCTTTTGCAGCAATATCATTTGCTGTGTTGGCTTTAGCAACAGCTAAATTACGTTCTTCCTTCAAGCTATTGATTGCCTTTTCGAGCCGCGCAATTTTCTTATCGCGCTCTTCCAAAGTCTGATTCGTCACGCCACCATCTTTAATCTCGACGCCCTCAAGAATGGCCTTAGCTTTCTTGAGGCGAGAAGCGGACTCAGACTCTTCGATTGCTCTACGACCAGCGTAAGCTTGTTCCATTGAAGCGACCTTGCTCTCCATGAAAGTTTTAACGCGGCGAGCCATAGCAGCCTTTTCCTTGTTTACTTCTTCCACACAGACCTGCTTGGCGCGCCCAATTTTCTGCGAATATTCGTGTTCATACTTGGTCTTCAAGGCAGCGCTATAGCGCTCAAGCTCTTCACAAAGAGCAACTGCCAATTCATCTGAAGCACCAATGCCTTTTAAAAGTTCCTTGATTTTTACCATGTTTTCCATGTCTTTTCCTTTCATACATCTTTGACATATCGTGTTCTACATTATTGTGAACACATGTCATCGATAACTAAAGTAGTTTTGCGTAAAATATATTTTAGTTACGTGATATAGGTTCGTCGACAATGAAATATAAAATTGAACAATTAATAGGAAATGTGTTTGCTGTAGATTATACTAAAATAACAGAACACAAATATGCACATCGATGCTCAATATCGACACAGTGTACAGCGTGCTCAAGTTGGGATATGATTACTATAGATGCGCTAGTAAAAAGAATATCTTCAAATAATATACCATATATATGTAGAAAATGTGTAATATCAATTAAAATGAAAGCGCCCAAAATACGTCAAAAATGCAAAACCATTAGTAATGCATTATGGAGTGATCAAGCTAAGAAACAATCAATGTTGGATAAGTCTAATGAGACAAAGCTTAAAACACGGATCGATAAGAAGTTAAATAGCCAAAGCCCAGTCGACATAGCAATTTTAAATATTAATAAACGATTTAAATCTAGTCTTAATAAAGCATTCGACGATTAAAATTTAAACCCTTTTGCTTCTAGTTCTTTTAGTCCACTAGAATTAATGTGGCTTTCCAATACCTTCTTCATAGATTCAGACATCTTGCCACTTTCTATCATTTTTCTAAATACTAATGCAAGAGCTGGGCTGGTGCCTCTTAGTTTGATGTCATTAATGTTCATAACATCGCGACCACTATTTGACATCTGGATATATGGGCTACCATTTTTAAAAATTAGAAACATAGGACCATCACGAAGGTAACTAACTGCATTGTTCAATGCAGATGACAAATACGGGTTTGGGATTTTTAGCTCCGACTTAGTAATGTTGCCATCATTTAAATCTGTTATAATATCTAAAAACCCTTTACGATCAACATTTGCCCATGGATTACCTTCAATTTTTTGTCCTTGATTACTTAGTTGTGTAAGATTTTGTTCTAGCTCATGTGGCCTTATCGTCTTATATAATGAGCAAGATGTACACCATTGTGTGCCCCTACCATACACCGTTACTGCAATTGGTGTGTTTAATTGAATCACAACATAATGTTTATTACCAGGCACATTACCGCCTGTGGTTGTAATATCAAATTCTGTTATTTTCTCAGATCCTGCTTTGGCTCTTTTAACCCATTCGGTTTCAGATGATGGTCTACTACCTTCTTGGTTTTTCTTTGTCCATTCCATCGTTGAACGCTGCAATTCACGCCAATCAGTAAATTGCATGATATCTTTTTTGTCTATCCAACTACCCTTTTTAGATGCTTTAACAAATGTGTCTAATGTTTCTTTCAATGGTGGGCCATCTTCAGGCAGTTTTATGCTATTGTTGGCAATATTTCTTACGATAAACTGTATGAATATGCCATCTAATTCACGTCTAGTTGTTGGATCCCATTGTGCAGAGTTTTTAATTTCTTCAGCAGCTGCTTGTTGTAGTTCTGGCGTAATTGACGATGCTCCTGCAACAGGCTCATGTATAGATGCATCAACAGGTCTTTTTAATTTACGTTGTAGCCATATAGATTTCTTACCAAGTAAAATCTTTTTAAGATTCTCAAGTTTAGCTGTTATATCTTCTAATAAACAAACTAATTTCATAGATTTTCAACTGTGCCTTTTGGATCACGCACCAAATCATTAATCATCTGAACAGCCAACTCAGAATCTTCAATTGTGGCATTAATAAATGCAGTTACATCTTTAGATTTTAATTTTGGATTAGATAAAGCAGCAATAACACGCGCCAGTTTATCTTTAGGTACTACTCTAATGAATTTTCTCCACACAGCTGGCCCAACAAAGAAATGGAAAAATTCGTGTTCATATTTGTCAGCGTGCTTATATACTTTCTTAAGAGTGTCTGGTTCTAACGATGATAACTGATGCATCGTTAATACTTCCATCACACCCTTAGACATTTCGTGCAATAAGATTGGAAACATCATAGCTTTTGCTTTGATTTTTGGCTTGTCGCCTTCCCACTCAACCTCTTCAGTGCCACCTGTCATTACACCCATTAATTGTAGCATGTTCTCTATATTCATATACCAAGAACTTAAATTAGCACCAGTACTAAATACATCATATAGTTTTATAAGTCTTGAATCCATCTTTTCTAATGCATCTTTTGCCAAATGATACATAGTAGTCATCATATGAATAGAACTACCATGGGTCAACATGTTCATTGTAATGCGCTTTTCTACTTCTTCTAGTTGTTCTGGTGTCAATTCTTCTTCAACTTCCTCTTCTGCGTCTTCATCATCACCACCAATACTAATATTTTGTGTTAATTCTGGCTCAGCAAATAATGATGGATCGACTTTCCATACTTGGCACACTATTTTAATTGCCAGTTGTTTTAATTCGTTCTGATGCATTCTTTCTATAGACGTAATGGCCCTATACGTAGTCATGACGTCATTTGGATCAAACTGTTCTTTACCAGACCTTGATTTATATTGTGCCATTAAATGAATATATTGGTCATTAGACATTTTTTGACCATGTTTACTAAACACTGGATGTTTTGCTAATGGATGAGTACCCTTCTCAAATGCATTTTGTATTGATGGATGCATTTCAAGAAGTAGTTCATCGTCATTAAAAAATGCCAATTCAATGATATTCATTTAATACCTGTTTGTTCTCGCTTTTGGTTCTGGCATAACTGCTGGTCTTGTTGGTGTAAAAGGGTCTGGCTCAGATGGTTCAGTAGGAGCGCCAGGAGCGCCAGGATCTACATCAGGCATTGTTTCTGGTTCAACCGGTTTTGTGGTCGGCCCACCAGTTGGGCCTCCCATGTCTGCTAAGATCCTATCTAAAGCAGCATCAAACTCGTTAACATCCAAATCTTGTGCTGGCTCAGCAACTGGCTCAGCAATTGGCGGCTCTGCAGTTAGTGTACCAACATCATTTGATTGTTCATCATCAAAATCACCAACCATTACATCTGGGTCATCTGTTAACATTTCAGCAATTTGCTGAACTGGATCAACAGATTCTTTGTAATTAGTCTTTTTCTTTACTGACATAATGCATCTCTCATATTTCTTTTTGTTTTCACGACCAACGGAGTTGGTGCAAATAGCCCATGGATTAGACTTTTTAGATTCATTAAAATATGATTCTACATCAGTATTAAACATGTCATCGTTTGACCAAAATACCGCCTCAGCATAATGAGCATTAGGTTGTTTTATTAGATCGATCCCGGTATCTCTACTAAACATGGTTTTTGCTTGATCAACAGTAATACTGTCTTTATTGTCCTCATTAAATTCACCAGAATTCCATTTTTCTAAAACCCAATTATATACACGTTTCCCCCACGTGTTGAATTCCGGGTCCTGCTGATCATTTGTAAATTCATCTTCATCATGAAGACCTTCTGGTTTAGGTTGTGGTGGAACTTGAACATCATCAGTATCTGGTTCTATTTCTAAAAATTTGTCTTTATGTTGATCATCATAATCTGGATAAGGATCTGGATAACTCATATATTCCTCAAGGTACTCTCAAACTACGAAAGTTATAATATATTTGCAAATAGAGATCAATCTGATTATTTAAATCTTATTGAAATAATTATGAATCTCTTTAAGAACATTGCGTTCTTTAGTTTTAAACGACTCAGAAATCTGCTTGTCTTTCATGAGTCTATTACGAGATTCCATAACATTAAGATAACTACCATGGACGCTTGGTTCTGCAACAACGTCAAACGTTACAAATGTAAATCCAGGCATAACTTTATAATATTCTTGGCCTTCAACCATTGCAGCTTCCATATCGCCAACGCCACGAGAACTAATACCAATACTAACACCACTCTCAACTAAACCTTTTAGAATAGCTCCACATGGTGTTTTTTCTAGAACTTCTAGTTCGCCAAGAACTTCATCACCTTCCATCCACAGCTTAGTTAGAACGTGACTAATACGATCCAAATGAATCTTAGCATCTGGTGGATGATCGAATTCGCCTAAAATTCTACGTGCTTTAAGGTCTTCTTGAATCTCAGATACTGCTTGTTTTAAAATAGCAGATTCATAGATACGGCCATTTGAGTTTGGCTTATTGCCGTATTGAAAACGACCAGCCAAACGCAGAGTTGGACGCTTCTGGCCATTTGCGTCCTCAACCATTACGCTTTCAGATTTAACTATTAGTAATGGTATTGATTCACGCAGCAATTGATAATTGCCTAATTGGCCAGTTTGTGCAACAGAAGATCTTGAAATTATCATCGATTTACCTTATTTGCACTCACATTTGTCTTGACCACATTTCTTGCACATCGGAGGGCACTTACATTTGTCGCCCTTCTGATCGCAATCAACACAATAACCTTCTTCGGTCAATGTTCCTAATTTGTTATTAAGAGCGGCGTCGAAAGACTCTTTCTTCTCTTTCTTGTCGTCCTTGTCGTCCTTCTTTTCCTTTTTTTCGCCTTTCTCTTCCTTGTCGTCGTCCTTCTTTTCCTTCTTAGGAGGTGGTGGACCCTTCTTCTCATCCTTCTTTTCGTCCTTTACGAATGAAGGTGGACCACCTGCTTCAGATTCGGCTGCTTTTTCTTCTGGTGATTCCATTTCATCATGGCCTGGAGCGCCCTCTGGTGGAATTCCTGCGGCCATATTTTCAGCATCGAACGTATGGCCAACGGCCTCTTCGTCACCGCCCATCATGTCGCCTGGAGGCATACCCATATCACCTGCAGGCATACCATCGCCTGGAGGCATACCCATATCGCCTGGAGGCATATCGCCTGGAGGCATATCGCCAACTGGTGCTGGTGGCATCATGCCAGCATCAACACCCATTGGTTCATCGCCCTTCATGTGCTCCAATACCTTCATGATTACGTCATCAAGACGATCATCGGTCTTAAAGATAGCAACATCTTCACTTAATGAGTTCGCTATTCCTTCGACACTCTCTTTCTTCACTTCGCGTGGAGCAAGAGCTGCCTTTTTGCGGCCCCATTTGTGCTGACGTGGGCCTTTGTGCTGATCCTCTGTAGCTGCCTCTTCATTCTCTGGTACCTCAGAGACAACTTCGCCACCTTCTTCAGATTCAGCTAAACCATCTGTCTTGTCCTGGAAGTCTTTGGCCATATCGGTGTCACCACCCTCTGCGCCCTTAGCGGAAGGAGTACCAGCGGCGCTAGTGCCATCGACTTTCTTCAAGTCATCACCATCAACGCCATCGCTACCTTGCAGCTCATCCATCTTAAGATCATGACCCTTAGTATAACCAGCGCCACTCTTATGAGTTGTACCTAATTTAAACTCTTCTTCACCAAGAGTAGCTGCTATTTTGTCAATAAATGATCCTTCAGCGATGCTCTTTGATTTATCAAGCAAATCCTTTGCCATATCTGGGTCGCCCTTTACAGCGCCACCTGGATTTGGCGTATTAGAAGCATCTTGGCCACTAACTTTCTTCAAGTCTTTGGACGCAAGACCTTTGGTCTTGCTCTGATGGTCTTTCGACATACCGAGACCAACTTCTTGACTCTCAGCGCCAGTTGCGCTTGGCGCGCCACTAGCATCAGTGCCATCGACTTTCTTAGTTTCCTTCTTAGAGAGGCCTTCACCATCTTGTAGCTCATTCATGCCAGAGGCATCACTACCATGTTTTACACCCTTTGCTGGACCAGCTAGTCCACCAAGATCTTCAAAGACTGGCATGTAATCCTTAATCTTAGCGCCTTCCTTCAGATTCACAGCCTTAGCATATGGATCATGTGGCATGTCTAAGTCGACGTCATTACCAGAATCGATAACGACATCACGGATTTGTTCAAACGCTTCACGGACTGGATCAGCTGGTTGACCGAGTGACATGCAACGGTCAATATAACGATTTAGTTGACCATAGCAATCTTCAAATCCATCTTCTTTAAGGAAGATATGACCATCTGTCTTCCAGCTTAATAGCTCTTCTTGTAATTCAAGAACGCTCATTCTCTCTACTGGAGTGAATTCACCCTCAGATAGAGGTTTTGATACTTTCTTCTTTGATTCCATGCCAGCCATTGCTGGTTCCATTGGAGCGCCCATAGCGTTACCAAATTCATCAGCAGACATTCCAGGTACTTCAGGGCCAGCAGTTTCATCACCCAATTCAGGCAGAGGAACTGGTGGCTCTTCGCCTTCTTCGCCTTCCATTCCATCACCAGGCATTGGCTCTTCCTCAACCCCTGGCATACGGTCGAAATTGCTGAGATTATCAACTCTTCCGACAATTTCGTCACTCAAGCTAGCCAATAGTTCTTCGGCTTGTTGAATCACGTCTGTAGCAGGTTGGTCAGTCTCTAATGCACCAACCATACGGTCCATATCTTGTACTAGTTGTTCCTGGCCTTCCATGTGTTTTAGAACACCACGAATAACACGTAAAGATGTCAAATAAGCTTTTGCGCGGTTTGAATCAATATCACCAGTTTCATTGAATACTGATTCCAAGAATACCTCATAATCAGAAGCAAAGCTCTCAGATTCTGATAGATTCTTTGCTTTCGTTAAAAGCTCAGCATTCTGAGCCTTTTGAGCTGTCTTAGACCAGCATTCAACTATTGAGTCTCGATTAACCTTTAGATTTGTTTTATGCATCAACATTGCAACGTCGTTTACTAGGAATGAATTAAATTCCATTTGAGTTGCAAGAGCTGATTCAACTAATTTATAAACACCATTAGCGCCTAATAGGCAGAATTCTTGCTCTTCTTTCAAGAACTTAGCGGCCATTTCAACAGCAGCGGCAACTTTTTGTTCAGATACCAAAGCCGCAACATTAGCAACTAATTTCTGGAAAGATGGTGAGTGGTGCGCGCTTTCTGCGACTTGGCGCATCTTGCGAGCCACAACACGACGGCGAGCTAATTCATCAATAGGAATAACAAATTGTTCACCAGTTTCTGTAAATGTACCACTAACAACTTGACCTTCTGAAAGTTCAACTGAGTCAGTTACTGCATCAGCGAACGCTTTGACAATGAGCGGGATATTACTTTCTTTTACTGTGCCATTATTTAGATTAACCTTACGGACTTCACCGTCACGTGTCATCACGTATCCACTCTCTGGGATTACACGACTACGGAAGCGCTGAAGCTCAATTCTATTAAATGTTTTTTCAGCACTCTTAAAGTCTTGTTCAGATATCGCGCTAACAAGATCGCTGCAATTCTTTTCGAATAGATCAGCTTTCTTTTCTTCAACAACATTAATTTTCTTAATATTGTCAATTGTATAGCGGACACCATCTTTCTTGATGTCACCAACATAATAATCATGTGTGTTGGCATCCTCGAACATCAAGCTAGCTGGCTGCAGTGCAACTAACCGAAAATTCTTTTTCGCTTCTTGGCCCAAGCGTTTCACAACGCTTTCAAAGAAAACAACTTTGCTCTGGGCCGAGTTGTTAATAGCATGCAGAAAATTCCTAGCATCCATGTTTAAGGACGCAGGAACATGTTTCTGTTCATTGCTCATGTCTAAAGCTCCTCTAGTAACTGTTTCAGGAATATATTTGAATGAGATATGTCAGTTTAGTTTCAATTAATTAATTCGGTAAATCGTCTGGTGTTATGTCCTCAGATATTATTTTAGATGAGGTATTATGAGTCATTAATGTCTTGGCCTCAGTAATAGCCTCATTAGCCATCTGATCAGTAATTATTCGTTCAACCAATATATTATTATCTGCACTTGGTAAATTATCAAGTTCACCATGATTTAACAAATATGTAAAACCATTATTAAATTTTAATATCTTGGCTTTATTATTCGATTGACGTAATTCTAGGATTACTTTCTTTTCTTTTGCGTAATCATATCCTTCTATAGGTAATGCCTCTAATGCTTCACCAGCCCCGGCAGGAACGCCACCTTCAGGAGCACCAGCTTCTGGAGCACCAGCACCTTCATCTGGTCCACCAAGATCTGGAGTACTAGGAGATGATGGTGCCGTAATATCTACGTCTAATCCACCACCGCCGAGGCCGCCGCCTCCACCTCCACCGCCTTCACCACCACCCTCGAAACTAATATCACCACGTTTCTTAAATTCTTCTTCCATTTGATCTATTTCGTCATCTGTCATATTGGTAAAACGACGCAATAACCAACGTCCTGGGAATAATCCTGTTCCCTTTAATGCATCTATAACATCTGCTCTTGATGCCCATGTTTCAATGCGATATAATTCATCAATAGCACTTGATGCCGTCATGTATAGATCGAAATTTCTAATATCTTCTGCAGAAAATCCACGCAATGCTAGATGTGTGATAGCTACTTTCTTGAGACCAATAGCTATTTCTCGTTGTATCCACTGAACTGCTTTTGCGAATTCAGGGGCAACTTTCGATAATGGTTCACCATCGCCCTCAGACGGCTCACCAATACCAACTCTAGAGAATGGTATTTTCAATGCTGAAACCATTTTCTTTTTGAAGTATTCTATGTCCGCTATTTGATCAAGATTCTCAGCACCAGGAAGTGTTTCGATTTCTGGGCCAGACCCATCTGGGCGCTTAGGTAACCAAAAGTCGTCTTCTTGGATTAGTGGCGACCAACGTTCACTAACATCGCCGCTGGCTGTATCAAAAATCTTCTTCTTCTTAAATTCCCTAGCAATAAGCTGTATAAATTGTGGGACTTCCTTTGCTGGGATATTACCAACTGGGATTTTGAATACTCTCTTTTCTGGGGCACGTGTTAGACGATATATCAACGCCGCATCTTCCATTAGACGCAATTGTTTGAAATGTTTACGTGTCGGGTCTAAGATAGATCTACCATATGGGTGATAAATGTTTTCATAACTAGTAAGCCTTAAATGCATTACTTGCCATGGATGAAAGAATACTGGTTGCGTACTAAATTCATCTTGGTAGAAGAAACCAACCAAATCACCATATTTAGTTTCTACTCTTGTAAAATTGTATACATTCATATGACGTATTGACGATATACCATTTCTATTTTGAGTTGGTACTATTTCAGCTGGGAAATCGCCATACTTGCACAAATAACGAACCATTGGTCTTAGAATATTGTCGATCATTATTGTATTATAGAAAAAATCTTCTAATTCTTCTTTAACACGTAATGATCTTGATTTGACCATTAAGCAATGATGTACTTCAGGATCTATCAAACTTGCTTCATCGGCATACATATCAAGTGCCGCCGATATTTCACCGACTTGGTCTTCTTGGTCAAAATCTTTATATCTTTCTAACCTATTGATTTGCAGATTTGTCTGCTCTAATAGTTGATGTTGTGTAGAAAAATTTAAAAATTCACCAGCCGCTGAAATTCTAGCTAGTGACGACTGGTCCTGAAACAGATTTTCACTACGGTATATATTAGTCGCTTTAAAAAACGCAGCGACTCTATCGAATAGTTGCCAACTCATATCTTCTTTATATATCTTCCATCCGACAATGTTTTACATTATTTCTTGTTCTTATACCATCTAATTGCATGTTTTTGAGGATTTATTGGATTTACTGTGGTTCTATCCATAGGCATTGAACCAAGTTGTGATGTAAATTTGGATAGTTCTTGCATAATTGATAGTGGTTGTGAAGAATTATCAATAATCTGTACTGGTAACATAATGTTATTTGTATTTGCAATATTTTGCAATGTATGGACTGACCCACCCGGATCGCGCAAAGTTGGTCCTAAGTCCATGTTCCTTAAAGGTATTAATGGAGTAACATCATTTGTTGCCGCCTGATTGGCACCAATAAAACACAAACTGGCTGCGATTACTAAATCGTCATTATTGCCTTTGCCTGGCTCAGCCCCAGTGCGGCCACCTTTTAAATGAACATATATTAAGAACTCTCTCTGTAAACGCATTGATTTGATTGTCCAACCATCTTGACCGATATTGTCAGTTAATGATTTATTTAGTAATGGTTTAGATGTTGTTGTAGTTGCAAAACCAACATCACCATATTTTATGTCTTTATTGTATGCATTTTTCTTAGCTTTACGGTATAGATTTTGATATCCTAAATTTTCAGAAAGTTCTTGACAAATTGCAACACCGATGCCAGAGCGTTCAACTACCGCAAAAGCATTATTATACCAACGACCAACATAATCAACCATCTTTGCAAATACTCTTGGGAGCACCTTGATTTGCAATTCTGCAACTTGTTCTTGTTCGTTTATATCAAAGACTTCGATGGTGGAATAATCGCTAGCGTCACCAGATGATGTATCAACACCCATTGTATAAATATGGCCAGCCTCAGGTGTGTTCCATATCCATAGTCTATCTTGAAACTCTAAAACGTCCCTATTTTCTGAATATGGGTTTACATAATCAACTTTATCAATAGTCTTGTAATTTTTATCGACAGATTCAGTAATTGCCTGTAGGGCCTCACGGTTCAAAACACTATCACCTGTGCCGACGAATGCACACAATATTTCTTGTCTAAATTTAGTAGAATCACCTTTTTGTGTCAAATTACGGTATTGTTCTTCTAACCAAGGTGACCAATATGGGCCATATTTGTCTTTGTCTTCCTTTGTAAGACATTCACGTTTGCCACGAGTAGGATCAATTGAAATAGTCCTACCAGACAACTCATCACCAAATTCAAGTTTCCAATCCATATCCCACCAATCAATAACAATTGGGTGGAAATCGTTCTGATTGGCTTCTGCGTCAGTCCATGTTTGCCAATACCAGTTACCAACACCTTTAACTGTAGAAATTACTATTACAGTACCACCGTGTTGGATTGATGGTAAACCTGCTGCCCACATATCATCCATATCTGGAATGAATGCCGCCTCGTCAATAATGTTCAATGATGCAGCCTGTGAACGCAATGTTTCTTTAGACGATGTTAAACTCTTTATTCGAGATCCATTTGGAAATAAAATTTCATGTTCATTATCAACAACACGTGGCCACAGGTCTTTCATCCAATCTGGTAAATTGTCATGGATGACCTTAACATTGCGACGTAAAAAATCCATCGCGTCATCATCACGTTTTGAAACAATTAGAATGTTCTTATTATTAAAGAACATTGCATACCACAATGCGAAACCACCAGAAATCGTAGAAATCCCACACTGCCTAACTTTCTTAAAGATTGTGAATCTATTGCTTAAGAAATCAGATAGACACTTCTGTTGATATTTAAATAACTTAAATGGGATAACACCCAACTTAGGATGCTGAATCTTAGCGAAATTATCTAGGAAGAAAGCCGGACTCTTCTGACAACGCTTAATTAACTTGGCGGTAACTGGATCTATTGCCATTGTTACATTACCCGCTTCTCGTCTGGGTATTCGGGAGTTTCAAGCAGTTTAACCAAATCAGATGGTGCTGATGCTTGATTCTGCTGCACGAATATCTGCGTGCCTTTGCCAGCAGATAAGAATTTTGCCATTGCATCAAGTAATTTCACAGCATTTGTGTTTGTTTCGGCTTTTGTTCTAAGAGCGGCAACTAACATTTCAATGTACACTCTACCGCTCTTTGGTCCCATTTGTGTCATTGTATCAAGATATTGAATTGTCTTTTCAATTTGTTCGCGGTCAGCATTATAATTAAGTAATATTGTATTACTAATATCTAAGAATTTTTTAAATATTTTCTGTACTTCATCGTCTGGAATTGGTTTATCTTGCTTAATCTCAACTTTAGGACCAGATACTACTTCAGACTTTGTTTCTGGTTTTTCTACTTCAATATATGTCGGAACTTCAGATTCTGCTAGTAAGTCATGTAGGTCATTATTTTCTTGTTCTGGCGTCTCTTCTATGTCCATATTATCCTGTCCACGATTTACGATTATCGTCTGATATTCGTTTGTCAACTAATTGCTTTACAGAATATAACCAATCCCAATTCAATTTTAATGGCAACTTATTATAGATAAGTTGCCCATCATTAATATCTAAATTCTCATTTTCCAAAACGTATCGACCATTAGATATCCCATCATTAGTTTTAGACCATCCACCGAATGCCATTGCCGACAATAAATCAATTGAATCTGCAAATAGTTCTATATTACCAATGTTCTGTAAATCTGATTCTGTAATCGGTTTGCCAACATATTTCGCAATAAATGAAAATGCTTCTTCTACTTCTGGTTTTGGTTGGTGCCTTGAATCGCGTTTTAGTCTAGCTTTAACCCTTTTGACCGGGTCTGTTCTACGATATCTGTCACTGCCTTTCATATGCCTCCGTGCACGTGGTGTTTTGTGTTTACGAATTTTACGTTGAATTGAATTGTCATGAGATAATGGTGATAATCCTTCAGCAACCAAATTTGGGAAATAATTATGATCACCAATATACCATTCAATTACACCATCCCAATCTGGCTCACCACCTAATTCGGTCACTTTGTCTATATATGCTTGTATGCCAGACATAAATATTTGACGTAGTTTAGCATCTGATACTACTTTACCGTCTGGCGCACCAACATAAATGGATGTTGAAGCTATTGGTTCGTCTCCAAATTTATCATCATCATGCATTTCTGGCTTTTTGTCACCAGATGGGTCAACACTATCCATACTATATATTCGACTGGGGATAGTTAATATCTAACAATTTAGTTGTAGTCTTCTTCGCCGTCTTCGTCTCTTGACGACCCGCCCTTTGATAGCTGACTACGTTCCTGATTTAATGGAGAATCAGTAAATTCAAAGCTACGCAAACGTACTTGCTTCAAAAAACTTACTATTCTTTGGCGTGACAACCCACTAAGCCTGACTAACTTTCCAATGAGACCATCATACGGTTTTTCATCAATTTTGTATAATTTTTCAAGACAATCTACAATACGCAAACCATCTTCATCATACTGACCCATAGACCGTGCTTCATTTATAAATCGTTCTAGAACTGCACTATTTGGTTTATAATGATTTATTTGATGATTTTTATATGATCCATAATTCTTTTTGTCCCGCATCTCACGTTTAATATATGCTAATATAACGGTTTTGGCAACTTGAGACCATAGATTAAACACTTTAGTGTGACCAGGCTCATAATTAAACTTATATAATGTTTTTTCAATTTGACACCAACCAGTTTGGAATAAATCACCAAAGCTCGCTGGATCGTGACCTGGATAGATGTTATGGAAATTATGTGTACGAATTATTTGTCTTAAAAGCTCCATGGCATTTAACATTATTTCGTCACGAAGCTTAACATCGACACAACCACCCTTAACGTATACAGTAAGCAATTGCTCTACTTTATAATTATCAAAATAATACCCTTTGGACTTAGCTTCATGTTCTGGCAAAATAGCTGTTTGTGCTAGCTGCTTTACAAGTTTTGGGTCTATTTTTTGTTTAGATTTTTGTGCCTTTTGATCTATTTTAGTAGTTTTCTGGTCTTTCTTTGCCATATATCCTCATCGTAAAGCTATAATATTATTTACGTATGAAAATATTTGATGAATATATTTAAGTTATTTGTGTTAAATCTTAGAAGCAGAGCATGCATTAATGGGTCTTTGCGATTTATAGCTTCTTCCCGCAAATTCATTATACTTTAGGTTTGCGAAATCTAGACGATACAAACTGAGCACCATCTACTGTAGCGTTTTTGAATACCACATTAATCTGATATCTCATGCTAACTATCGCCTTAAGTTGCTCACGGCCATGTCGATACAAATAATAGTTATTAAGAAACAAAAAATTAAAAACTCTAGACCATTTTCGTTCATTAACACGAAGTGCGCGACCAATTTTTTGTTCTAAATCTGACCACAATTGGCCACCGCCGCAGATTATTAAATTATCAACACCACCCTTTAAATCTAGTCCGCGTTTAAGAATTTTACCACCAATTAGGCATCTTAATTCCTTATTTTCAAAGGCCTCAAGAGATGAACGCCTGATTGTGTTTGGCGTTTTGCCGAATATAAATTTTGAGCCAGGTATTTCTTTTTCTAAAGCTGTACCAAGATCTTCTACGTTTAGGGTATCAACAAGGATTAATGTTGAATCATTTGGAAATGCACTTACTATTTTAGCAACACGTTGATGAAACTCCACATTGTCAATTAGCTGTTCACGTTCAGCTATATCAAATGCGGTTTTATCATTTTTATTACCATCTTCTCCAACAGCTAACATGTAAAATTTTGCTGGTATGATTCTACCAAGATCCTCAACAGAGTTACGATCAACTTCGTAAATGATTGATCCCATATGTTCTTTTAATATTAAGTTTTGTACTGGCTTCTTAGCGTCGAATGGCGTGGCGGTGAAGCCATATTTCCTACGTCCATTGAAATGAAATTTAAATAGATTTCTATAGTGTTTACTAACTGCCCTATCAACTTCATCGACCATTAATAATTCAGCATTCTTTGCGATTGCCTGGAATTGTTTTGCGTGTTTAAAACGTTTAGCATAGGCTTGTGGGTTTTTAACTTTATACGATTCTGGTGGTGTCGCCATAGATTGTATTGAACCAACGACGATCTTTTGTCCAGTTGGCGTTTCGCCACCGTAAAATAAACCAACATCAAATATGTCACGTAATAATAATCTTTTTTTAAGTTGTTCAATTACAACACGTTGTTCAGCGATAATCACTGTCGTGCAATTAAATAACTTAGCAATTCCAGCAATCAGTTCTCCCTTGCCAGCGCCAGTTGGTAGTTTAAATATACCAACTTCTTCGTTTGTTGTAGTTTTAATTGCATCAATTTGATATTGTTCTAACACAATCCCAGACAACCAATCCGTACCAACAACACTGGGATCTGGTGGCTCTGATATAGGTCGCTCGTCCTTAATTTCGAGTGGTATATCATTGATTTGACACATCTGAACAAGCTCAGATAACAACGGTCTTGCTAAACGTTGTCTCCTGGTGTCATATTTGCGATAGACACCATCCCAACTTTGTTGCATTGTATCTATGAAGTGTGCTCTTGGGTGTTTTACACTAAAATATTCAACTAACCTAGGCTCTACACCCATTGTTACTTGATCTAAATAGACCCAGTCATTGTCTGTAATACGTGCTAACACAATTTTTTAAATACTAAACTAACTGCATTTAGAAAAATAACAAGTTACACAACTTGCGCACCCGTCTTGCATAATAAAATCAGTACCAGAACATTGTGGACACTTCTTCATTAAGCGATTAGCATTTTTTGCATATTTCTTTAATACTCTAGCCAATGCGGCAGAGAAATTTGCAATTGAACCAGAATGTTCGGCAAGATCCTTTGCAATAAATTCAATTGGAATTCCATGTCGAAGTTCTCGGCATACTGACCGTGTAATTACTCTTTCTTCATTGTTGTCATAAATTTCACGTAAGTCATTATATTCTTCTATACCATTATCAACTATTTTAATTGAAAGTTTATAACGCCCATTAGAAACTTTGGTAATTGTTGCTGATTCAATTTTATCAGTTTTAGGTAATACCAATCCTCTACCAGCAAACGTTTCATATGGTTTGTTACCCAATAATCCAACAACAACCGCCCAGTCTTTGCCCTTGATTTTTATGTGATGAATTTCTGCAGACAGTGATTTTGGACGCTTAGGCGCATGATTATCAATTATAGATGATGGCCTATTCTCATCGCTTGGTTCTTTCTTTGTTTCAGAGATCAATACGCCATCACGAGATCCATCAACATATACCGTTACACCTTTTAAACCCATTTTCCAAGCTTTAAAATAAACTTGACTAACCTCATCTTTTTTAGAGCCCTTCGGTAAATTAATGGTTTTAGACACACCATGGTCTAAATGTTTTGTAGCCATAGCTTGCAATTTAATTCCTTGCATGTAATTTATTTTATTAGAAGTAACAAACCATTTTGGTAGTTGTTTTTCAATGATTTCATTGGCATCTTCTAGAGTCATTGAAAAATCTCGACCACTATTAATTGGGCATTTAATGCCTTTAGCTTTAAAATAATGCTTAACCATTGGATGTACTACTCTAAAATTGGTCCATTTGTCACCAACTGCATCAACATAATCGACTGGAATTGACATGTCGACATGTGTGATTTTAACTCTGCGATCATATACTAATCTAAACACAGGTTCAATGCCAGATGAAGTACCAGATACAACTGACACACTACCAGTCGGTGCAATAGTCAGATTAGAAATATTACGACGACCATATTTCTTTATGTCTAGTTTCATTTTCTCTGGTAATGCGCGTATAAACTCTGATCGTTCATCATATTTCCAATTCCAAGCAGGGAAAGCACCGCGTTCTTTAGCCATTTGGATAGATTCTGTATAGCTTGCTAACTTATGCGTATTGTAAATTTTGTCAACAAGATCGATAGCATCATCTGAATCATATCGTATTCCGAGTGCTAAGAACACATCAGCTAAACCATGTGTGCCTAAACCAGTTCTGCGACCATTACATGCAGCAAGCAGTACTTTATTCCACAGCTCACGTTCGAAATCAGAATCTGAGACATCAATAATTTTTTGAATTGATTCTAATTCCAATTCAACTATACCATCTGACATTCTCTGTGCAATACGTGTGTCTTCAAAATATTCATCGAAATCAAAACGTGCATCTTTTAAAAATGGGTCTTTTACCCAACCAAATAAATTCTGTGAAATCAACCTGCAAGAATCGTTTGGTGATAAAGCAATCTCGGAACATGGATTTGTACTTTGTGTCTCAAATCCTGGATATTGATGTGCTGGAAGCATCCTAGTGTAATTATCCCACATTAAAAGACCAGGCTCAGCCGTTTTCCACGCTTGTTCAATAATAATATTCCATAGATCTCTAGCTTTAGTTTTTTTAACAACTTTAGCTTGTTCAAGTGGTACATCAATCGGCCATTGTTGTACAAACTCTTTATCATTTTCAACGGCGCTCATGAATTCATCAGTTAATTTTAGAGAGACATTTGCACCAGTAACCTTAGTAAGATCTGATTTCATGCATGTAAAATATTCAACATCTGGATGTCTAATATCCAACGTCAGCATCAGAGCCCCAACGCGGCCTCGCTGGCCTATCATACGTGTAATATCAGAATAAAAATCAGAAAAGCATGGTACACCTGATGACGAAAGGGCGGCGTTGTTCACTTTAGAACCGACTGGACGTAAGGTCGATAGATCTATACCAACACCAGCACGGCGTTTTTGTAATTCGGCAATTTCCAGTCCAGATTTAAAAATGCCTGCCATGCTGTCATGCGGCGCAGCAATGACCATACAATTGCTCAGAGATTGAATCTGAAAATCATTACCAATTGCTGCCATTGGGCTACCTTGTGGCACTGTTTTAGAAAATCGATTTAATAATGCTCGCACTCTAGCAAAATATGCATTTTCATCAATAGTCTGATTCATTTTCTTTTCTATGCGAGCGAATTCACGCGCCAACCTATCATGCATATGGTCAGGATTTGATTCATAAAACGTTCCGTCTTTATCACGCAACAAATACTTCTTTTGTGTAATAGAAGACTGCATTATGTCTCCATCGTAATATTCAAGACATGATTTTAATACTGCTTCATGTGTATATGTTATCTTATCGCCAGTCATTTTCCCACCCGTTATGGACCTATTTTTAGTAAATCACTTCCCAAAATATTTACTAATTTGGATCGAATTTCATTATCTTTCAAAATTTTGATTCTATTGCTGACTAATTTTTCATCAGACGGAAAATTGGCTCGTTCATCAGGTGATAATAAATTCAATGCCCTTCTACTATTGCTAGAAATTGAAATAAAACTAATAGAAATATCACCAGACCGATACCACAACACAATATTTGAGTAGCCATCTCGATTAATTTTAGTTACTAACGTACCAATGACATCATCATTAATTATATGGTGATCAATAAATTTCTTTGTTCTCGTTATATCAACAACCAATGCATTTGTTCTAGTAACTTGATTCGCCAAATAATTATGGCAAATAGTAAGAACAGATTTCATGTTTAGAAGAGCAGTGCCTTTTCTTAGAAGACCATTCTGTTTACCGTATAAAACAACTTCACGTACCAATGCTCTAGTAATATCAGTATTTAAATTCCATTGTTTAGTTTGATGTATAAATTTCTTTATTGCACGAAATGCATATGTTTTTTCTGGGTCTGTGTCGGCGGGCAATTGTATATTATATCCAACACTTGCCATCGCACGCTTATAACACTCGTAAATAGTTGTAACTTCGTCTTGGTTATTCATTGAACGTCTTATTTTTAACTGACTTTAAATACTGGTTGATTATGAATGATAATGACAAAAAACTTGATCCTTCCGAGGAAAAGCGGCTCCCAACTGAATCAGAACAATTACCAATTCAACAAAAATCATTAGATGAAAAAATTGATGATGTGTTGGGCCCACTTCTAGTATCAGAAGGAATAACAAATGCTATAACAATGGCTGAAGATAAAAATGGCAAAATAGCTATAGTTTACCATGGACATTTTTATGATATCACAAAACTAGTTGGTAGTGTATATAAGAAGTTTAGAGAATCAATTGAAACAGATTTGGGTTGATTTTAAGATAGAAGGCACACCAAACAGCTATATGGTACACACTACAATAAACGATAATAACTACATTTCAATTAATACTACTATTAAAGCAACTATTGAAGATTTAATAACACTAATTACAGACGAATTAACGATCAGCCGCACCACGCTCAAAAAAGAATAGAATATTCTTTTCACCAAGCGTTATCAGCTCATTAAATCCTACACCAATAGATCCAGAAACTGCTAATTGCTTAGTAGGTAATACATCGTCAGCTGGCTCGAAAATTTTAGCAAATTTTACGCCTGGAACTGATTGAATAGCTTCATATAGTTTGCTTACATACAAAGCTTTGCCCATATCAAACTTGTCGACAGCAAAGAAATCATTCACAACTTTGTTTACAGCTTCTCTGATTGTACCAGCGTCGGACGTCCTATTCATAATAACATTGGCTCTAAAATTAATTGGTTTAATTTCTCCATCAAGGACCCTAACTTCATCGGTTAATACCGCAATCTCTGAAAAGAATTGTACTAATCCTTGCTTTAAACCTGCACTTGGTTTAACTGGTATATTATCAGGACCTTCGGCTAGAACATATAGTTCAACAATATTCCGATTTATAAAATTGGCATCTAATATCTCAACAGCATCGTCTATTGTAGCCGCCGACCTAACCATTTGTGCAATGCTAGCAGCATTTTCTACACCAGTTCTTAGAACAGCAACAGCCTTTAATACAGATCCGAATACTGGATGAGCAAAAGTCGAAGATAGCTGTGCATAATCCTCACCAGTGGTAGCTGAATTTAATGTTGCTGCGTCTTTAGGAGCTCGTGCCTTTGCTGATTCAAGACTTTCTTCATCTGTACCACCTGAACTTGGTGATGGATTTCTAAATAATACTTCAACAGGTGCGCTAGCTGGAGCTAATGGCACTACAGGTCTTGTCTCATTAATGATATTTGTGCCTATACGTCCACGTATACCACCACCAGAGCGGTAACGAACAGTAATAGTTTGTCCAGCCAACGGTGCTTTGCCAGCTATGTCATCACCAAATACGATTTTAGCACGATCATCACCAAATACAACTTGGAACACAGCATCATTAGAATTGTATCTTTCTATACTATCAACACGCGCATAGCGAGTTGTATCAATGCCAGTTGTCACATCAACAAATATTGGATCATCCAACACATCGGGATCTAATATTTCGATTTCTTGATCTGGTCCACCAGCAGATTCTACAATAATAGGATCAGCAAACGATCCTTCAATACCAAATGCAATAACACCACGTTTATTAGGTGGAATTATAATATTACTAGTAAAATCATTTGGAGCCCTATATATTTCATATATTAAAGCTCGACCATCAGCACCAACAAGATTAAATTTTAAACCGGCAGGTAGTGAGATCTGAGTTTGTGCTGCGTTATTGATGCTAACTTCAACATCAATTACAGCTGGTGTAGCTCTCAAAATTTGCTGATTTATCAACGCCAAATGATTAATTACTGCCTCTTTAGTCTGAGAAGTAGGCAAAAAAGATTCATCAACAAGAATATCGCTGCGCTCTGATAGAATATTACCAACTGCTGATACCAACTCCATGAACATTATTGAGCCGTTGCTTGCAACAAAGTCATTAAAATCATTCGGAAAATACGTTTTAATATACTCTACTAATGCACGACGTAATGTTACAAAGTCTAATGCACTAAAATTAATACGTCGTAGATCGGCTGGAGGTAATATGATACCAAATTCTTGTGGGTCTGTTGGTAAACTAAATACTGTTTCTTCTGTCATATTTATACCGTACGTTTAGGTGCTGCTTGTGATGCATTTGGTCCAATAGGTAATGATAAATTCAATTCTAAAATTCTGTTAGGATCTATTGTTAATGCAGCATATACTTTAACATTTAATTGGCTATTGTCATCATCACGTTCTATAAATATTTCAGACACTTTTATTCTTGGCTCAAACTGGTCAATCGAAAGCGCTATCGAATTTTTAATACTATCAACTTGAAAATCGTCTATTGGTTCAAACATCGATCTACGCAACTCGGTACCAAAATCTGGTCTAAAGACTCTCTCGCCAGGAGACGTCAACAACAATTGTAGTAAATCGTTTTTAATCAGACGCTCATCCGTCTGAACAGGCATTACGTGTCCATCACGATAAAACGGCGGATTAAAACCAAAATATGTCGATTTAGCCATTAATGTACCAATCCTGAAATTTCAAGTAATGAATTATAAGTATCTTTCAATAGGTCATTGGTTGTATTTATTGAACTAATAATAGTATCTCGTTCTAGTTCCAAATCAGATTCTCTAGTTTTTAATTTTATTAATATCGAATCATTAGATCCAACTATTTGTGAAACTGCTGATATCAATTTTCTTGTTTCATTTATGCGTTTTTGATTTTCTAATGCAGCAGATTGTAAATTTACGACTTGCGATTGTAATAGTGCAACTTCTGATTCAAGCTCACGTTTTTTTGTGGTAGCCGAAATGGTAATTTCACTTATTTCTTCTACAGTTAATCCAGCATCGGCATAATCTATTAAATTAGTATTGTGTTGAATATCAACTTGTCTTGGAACACCAAGCAAATCAGGCAACGCAATATCGTCGTCATCAAACTCCAAAAAATCACCAATACCAAACAATTTTTTATTAGATCCAGATTCGGTACGATTAGATTCTACCAGTGTATAAACCAGTTCACCAAACGCTTCGCGCCTATCAGCTTCACTATATAGTGAAGCTGGTGCTGGTTTTATTTCTTCTGAGACAGGTAGTTGTACAACAACTATGTCAGAGCGCTTAGGTTCTTCGTTAGAAATAACGAAAGTCACATTGCCAGCAGCAACACCTTCCGGTAATTGCCCAGCGTCTTGGTATAAGCCTGACGGGAAACGCAATATCATAAATTATATTTATGTTAAATCTGGTTCTTCTTCAAACAACTCAAAAGCCTCTGGAGGTATATTTCCTTTGTACTCTGCTAATCTATCGGTTGTCAGATATGTCAGCAATGTAGGATCAGGAACACCAGTCACTCTATAAATTATCGAACGGCCACCATGAATTTTCTTTGATTTCTCTGCCGCATCGGCTGCTTGGAATGTATCAAAGAATAGCACAATCTTAGATGCATTAGTTAATGGTGGTATATTATCATTATTAGCAAATGAATCAAGCGTAATTCCAAACTCTTCAATTTCTGTCTTAAAGATATTTGAGCAACCATAGAACAATGTACCACCAGATGGGCTAAGTGGGTCCGTTGGCTGTTGTTCTGGATTCACAGTAACATCTGGTTCACTTGATGGCGCGAACTCGCTTGGTGGTGGTGGTCCTTCTCCGCCGCCACCGCCACCGCCGCCACCAAACCCACCAGAGCCTCCTGGGAATACAGTTTTAGGTAATGGTTTAGCTTCTGATTTGTTTGGAGCACAATTACGCTCTTCATTAAATGGTTTAGGTTTACGTGGTTCAATAATAATTTCTTCAGGATCACATACAGTACATTGCGTTGCTGAACCAGTAGGAGCAGGGCCAGCAGGATGCTGAGGAATATCAATAGATTCATGCAATCCAAACATTGTAATACAATTTACGCGACCAGCTCGTAGTTCATCATTTGTGCCGCAATGGCCAGGTCTGACGGTGAATTGTGTACCATTGCCTACTTCCATATTGATTTGACCACCGGCTTTGAGAGAAATATCTTTTTTAGCTTTTAAACATATATCAGCTTCCGATATTACTTCTACGTTTCCTTTGGCATAAATCTGTATTTTATCGGTTTCATTCTTAATGAGTATCAATTGCTTACCATCATCTAAGATGATGTACATATCATTATTCTTACTACGCCAAACAGATCTATTATGGTCCCTAGACATCCACATACCACGATCATCTGGACCAGTTGTTTCAGTGAAACTTGCACACGGAGCATCTCCGTCGCGCATCTCGATACCTTGACCTTCTGGCGTCTTCATACTAACATAATGATTCTTTTTGTCTAGTTTAATATGATATGAAGTCTTTTCTGGATCGTGTGTTAATGCTACTGTTTTAGCAAATTCATTGCTCTTTAAACCTTTAAAATCTTCTGGGATTTTATCAGACGTATCGGTTGTCATCATGATATAATCAAAACGATCATTAAAATCTAAAGCTTTAGATTTAGGTGTATAAAACAACATGCGATTTGCAGGGTCTTTATCGTTAATGTCAATACCAAATTTACGTCTTGTCTTAATTAATAATCCATTACCACGTGGTTCTTCTTTACCAAGTGCATCAGTTTTATCAGAGCCACGATCATCTAATGCAAACTTTGCACCATGTCTTGTGACAAACCTAATTTGACGCGCATCGTCTTTAAAATCTTCTTCATCCTCACCATCTAAATCGGCACCTTTATCAGTTTTTAATAATTGCTTTACGAATTTGTCTGATTCTGGGTCGCAACCTTTATCAATAGATTGAATAACATGGCCACCCTTAGTGCGCAATTTAACCCAACGTTCATCTTCGTCACCTTTGGCAACTTCAACTTGTTTGTCGAATTCACCTGGACGATTCTTCTTCCAACCTACGTCGCGCATTTCAAGCTTGTGACCATACCGTGTACGCAATTCTATACGGCGCTGATCTCTATCTTTCGGTTTATCTTCATTAAACAGCTTTTGTAAATATTTAGCTCTAGCTATTTCGAAACTTTCATCTTCATTATGGTCGCCTTTAAATTCTTTTTTCCAATCATACCCAACATCTGTCATTAAAAAGGTATGACCATACTTTGTATGCAAAACGGCATATTTTGTATCTGGATCATTTTCTTTTGGTGCTTCCTTTGCTGCCTTAAATTCAGATTTTGCAACACCATCAGTACCAGCGGCTGCTGCTTGCTCTTCGTGTTCTTTAGGAAAGAACCCAACAGAATTCAGCATGAAAAATGTGCCATATCTATCACGAACACCAACACTTAATGGGCGCTCGTCTTTAGGAAGATATTCTTTTTGATAATCTGATGGTGAATCTGCTGGCTCACCCTTATCATTTACTGCAAGTGGTGTAACACCATGTATTGATTGTAATGGATAAAATTTTCTTCTAGTTGGGCTTGCAGAGCCAACCCAAACAGGTGCATATGGATGGTTCTTCTCAAATTGAACAAAAATTACATCGCCAATAATCGGACTACCCCACCATCCACAGCCTTTACCACCAAGAGAAAATGCCGGGGCAGCCCATGGTAATTCATCTCTTTTTACATCTTTATTGTGTAATTCTGGTATACGAACCCTAACACGTCCAATGCGTAGTGGATCATTAGTTTCTTCTACAATAGCCCGATATAGACCATCAAACCTGTCAAATAAATTTTCAGTACGTTCTTTAAAAAATTTCTGAAAAACCAAATTAAGATTGTCATTAGACATTCGGTACAACCACGCTTTCAATTGGTGCTTTAATAACAGTACCGATATATGGCCAATTAACAGGATTTATAGGTCTATTAAACAGTACAATAACCCAATCCAATACTGGTGAATTATATAATTTATTAGCCACGGCCCACGGTTTTCCAGCAAGATCTGGCGTAATTTCAACAGATATTATTTGATCATCTTTAAGATTATTTTGGTCAAGGAAAAAGTGTTTTGTCATTATACCAAACGCCTCAACACCATTATGGATAATCGGATTTGACAATAAAAATCGTGAGTGCGGATCTTTTGCAATTGACATATTAATACCATTCCTTTGGAGGCGTATTTCTTAAATTTGGTATCTGTTGTTTCTTATTTACTTGAGTTATCAAACTTGCACCCAATTTAATTTTTGTTAATAATGGAAATATACCTGCTCCATCTTGAATTAATGTTTCACCATATGATATGCTAACGTCATTTAATCTAAAATCTGTTTCTTGTGGATTATGTTCATACATACGTAGTTTTATGATTGGAACATTTGAACCACTTTTAATCGAACGATAGAAGTATGCCTTAAATTGACGCGTGATTTCAGCAATAGTTTTAGTAGTAAATTCTTCACCAGTTACTATATATGTTATTTCAATAGAAATTTTGCGTGCACTAGAACCCATCCATGTAACCAAAGGCTCAAATGTAGCTTTTTCATCTTCCTTCCAGTTTGCAATTTTGCTATCATCAGTAATTCTAGGTGGAAATTGAAATTTTACATCCTCGCCTATTGGCAAACCGCTTACTATATCAGGACTTGATAAGATTTTCATCTTAACATTACGGACTATGCTTCTATCAGCACCAGACAATGAAAATGACATATTATTTTACATCCATTGGTTAGCTACACTAGACAAACCAGCAGCACCACTGTCTTCTGGTTTTGCGATCTTAGGTAGCCATATTTTTAACAATTCAACTAATTCACCAATGCCTGCACCCTTATCTAAACGATTAGTTACTTTATCTATAGCGTTTTTCATGTCTTCAGTACCACGAACAAGATTTGACTGATTACGCTCTTCACGGATCTTGCGTGCAGTGTCTTCAGTAATTATTGGTTTACGTACTGGTTCTGCAAACTTAACTGGAATTATTAATCCAACACCAGCTGTGGCTCCATTAATAGTTTTTCTTGCAAGTTCAATTTGTGTTGCTATTGATGATATAAATGATACTGCCTCTGCTATTTCGTTTTTACGACCAAGCACACTATCAATAAACGGTTTAAATATATCGCCAATGTCAGATAATTTTCCTAATGCATTTGATAGCATTGCGGCTGGTGCTGCAACTAAAAACATTGCAGCACCGATTTCTGCTGCTTGTTGTACTGGATTCTTAACACCGAACAATGATCCTATACCACCACCAACAGCAATTCCCATCAACGAAGCCATGAAAGCCGTTATGCCAATAGCTAAACTTAGCAATGACACACCAGCACCAGCACCAAGCCCAGACATTGCGCTCGAAATAAGGCTCAAACTATTCGCAAATCGTTCTAGTACCGGATTTATAATAAAACCCATTAATGCTGCTACCAATAATGCACCGAATCCGATCAAAATAATCGGAGCAGAAATAGCTAATGATGCAGCCAACAAGCCAAACCCAATTGCTAGGGCGGGCATTAAAATAGCCATTGATGCCATAATCATAACAAACATTGGTGCTTGTGGCAGTATTGCTTTAAATAATTCCGTGAAAGCCAACGCCATTAATGATACGCCAATACTAGCTAAAAGGACAGCGGCACCAATGGCTAAGAATACAACAGCTAATGGTAATAATAATGGAGCCGCTATCGCAGATACTGGACCTAGAACAGCAAGTGCAGCAGCCATAACATAAAATGCACCTGCAGCTATCAATAATCCAACAGATGCGCCAACAAGTTCTCCGACGCTAATTCCCAATTCCTTCATCGCAATGGCCAATGCCAACAATGTTCCACCAACAATAACTGCCAATACACCCAATATTAAAGCACCTTGTAATGCGCCAGGTGCTGCTAGTGCCTTTAAGCCTTGACCCAAATTCGTTAAAAATGTTTTAACTCCCAATCCGGCAGATGATGAGGCTTTCTGCGCCACATCCATCGTTTTATTAACTTGTTCTATTGGATTCAACACGGCCTTAATAGCATTTGTCAATGGTGAAAACATACCAATTAATTTGCTTGCTACTGCACCAAATGCAAGAAATCCAATAGCACCAACAGCTACAGCTGATATAATGTTAGCTAAAATCGGTGAATTCGTTTGTAAATCGCTCCACCATTTTCCAAACGTGGTAGTTAAATATGACACCACACTAGCCAATTTAGTTGCAGCTGGCACTAATACAGAACCAATAGTCGAAGCTATATTCATTATAGGTGTCAGTATTTGTTTTAGTTGTTCAGTTAATGTACTTGTGGCTGTCTGCCAATCTTTATTAATATCTGGCGCAGCAGCCACTCCTTTTAAGTATTGTTCTTGTGTTTTGCCGGTTTTTAACAATTCTTGTTCAAGCAACACAAACGAAGCAGCATAATCTAAATTAACACCTCTAGCCTCTAGTGTTTTCTGTCTTTCTATATCTGTCATCCCAGCTGTTTCAGCTAGAATAGCAGAAGTGCCCTTCATGTAAGCCTGCATTTTTTCATGCATGCTTGCATTTTCATCCATCTCAATATCTAATTTTCCTAATGCAATAGCCATTTCAAGTGGATCTTCTAGCATTTTACCAAATTGTTGATTAACAGACTCAGCACTACCACCTGCCATTTTAAATGCGCCAGATAGCTTACCTAATTCAGTAGTTGTTGCTGCAAAATCTTCTTTGGTTTTGCCAAATAATGCCATACGTAACATCGTTTTGCTAAATCCGCTCATTAATGACTCAGCTTCTTTTGCCGTCAATCCGCTGTTTCTAATAATCGCAGACATAGCCGCCAAACTGTTTTTAGCCATGTTTGCGCTGCCACCCATCGCGACAATTTGTCGCTGGAATTGTGCTGTTATTGACTCTGATACACCAGTTGCTTTACTAAACTTATAATTAGCATCTGCTAATGCAGAAATATTGTGTTCTGCTCTAAACCCAACCTCAGCAAGCGCCGTTAATGCTTTAATTGCTTCTTTTGAAGACGCACCAGTTGTTGCACGTAGTCTGTTAGTGCTAGCTATTAATGCCGTTTGACCACCTATTGCAGTAAATGTAACTTTAGCATAAGTATCTTGCATTTCCATTACATCTTTGAAGCCAATTCCAATAAATGCAAGAGCCGCAGCAAGAGCACCATATTTTCCAAGACCTGCAGTAATAATGTTGTTTAATTGTTTAGTTTCTTCAGTGACTCCAAGTATTGCATTCCGCACGCTTAAGAATACTGCACTTTGTTCTTTTAATGATTTATGTTGCCTATCGATTGAACGCTTATTAATATCAAAATTTCTTGTTGCGTTCTTTATTTGTTTATCATGTTCTTCAAATAAGTACGGCCATTTTTCCCATGTTTTATGTAACTTTTTTACAGCCTCATTTACATCATCAATTTCATGTTTAAGTTTAAAAACTGTTTCTTCTGTAGCTGCCGCCGCTTGTTCGCTTTCAAACGTAGCCAATGCAAGAAATTGCTCAGCTTTCGCAAGATCATCCATTTTTCGTTCTAGCTGACCAGTTAATAGACCCATTGCTTCCAACGGATCAGTAAGATCAATTATTTCTTCTAATGCAGTATCTGATGGTGACAACGACGCAGCAGCAGCCGACATTTTGTTTTGTAGTTTAGCAGCCATATCTAGCAATTGACCCATAGCTTCCATAGCAGGCTTGGTCTGCATTTGGAATTCTAACCCAAGAGCGTATGTATTAATGTCTGCCATTATACCTTCTTAGCCGACGCATCATGATCGAGACGAGCCAAATAAAGGTCTGTGTCCCAATCTTGTACAGATACTATATGATGAAAGCCGTAAATTAACCAATTCCCTCCAAGGAAATATGGTTCTCCTTCTATATCTTTCCAGCTAATATTGCATTTTGCAACTCCAATTTTACTGCTATCATCGAACATAAAGTCGCCTATTACTCGCAAACGCATGCGCATGACAAGATTAAGCATGTTCATGAATATGCCGCGTGCTCTTCCATCAATATATTTACTATATGGTATACCAAGGTCACCAGCGCTATGCTCAGGGATAGATTTTACACTAGTGGCCCATTTCTTGTCTGGTTTTTTAAAGCCCTGCGTTGGCTGGACATTCACATTTACTTTACTACTTGTGTTTTCATCTTTAACAAAAACTTTATTTTCTTCTGCATCAGTGATTTTATCAAGATATTCGCCAGAAATGGCCGATATACCAGAAGTAATGAGTTTAGTTTGTAGCGGGCTTATAAAATTGTCAGCCAATACTTCATATAATTTTACATCCTTAGCTGTTTGACCATTACGATTTAAATGATAAACACCGAAATCTTCTACTTTAATCTCATCTTGTTCTTTGATAATTAATTTTTTATCATTACTAGCAACAATCCAATGCGTTTTCTTAGGTGTTATGCTAGCAGACCAATCAAGCATTGATCGTATAAACGTCTTTGGATCCTGACGCATCATATACCAAATATTCTCTTTGTTATCATCTGTTTCTGTTACTTCAAGAGACACATTCGGTGCATACTCATTTATAACTTGTTTGATAACAGAACTTACATTACCCTTATATGCTTTGCCATCAGCAGTACCTTCATTTAAGTAAAAACTTGGTGGATCTATGGCTATAAATTCAATTTCACCAGATTCATTAACACCATGCGCACTTAACGATGTCATGAATGCTGTGCGGTTTTGAGTTTCTTTACCAGATGACCATTTAATTCTAAATTTTACTTCTGTTTCTTTTTGTCTACCATCTTTTAAATAACCTTTAGTAGCTAAATTCTTTAATATATTAAAATATGGATCAAAAATTTTAGCTTTAATAATATATCCACCATTATTAAAACTAGCCCATTCAAATTTTGTAAAATTCGCACCAATGTCTGAGCCACCATCTATTGAAATTTCAACTATTGGCTTATGTGTACGTATAGGTTCGCCCATTTAGACCGCCTTTAATGGAAACATACTATCAATCTTCGCTTGTTTCTTTTTAAACTCACGATACGCTCTATTATAGGTAGAAATATGTTGTTTAAACCACTTAATTTTTTCTTCTATTGAATAATTATCCAATAATGCCATATTTTTCCTAATATTAGTTATATCAGCGTCATTAATGTCTTTGGCCATTAATGCAACATATTTATCTTCTAAGTCTAATAATACCAAGACTAAATAATACTTAGCTTGGTTACCTTTTTGGTATTGTAACCACGATAATTGCATGTGATATTATATATTTGGATGGCTAGATCGTGGCGAACAATTTATTGACATGAAATGTTAATGTACGTGAAACTGGAAGTGTATTAGATTCAGCATATTTACGTGGGTACAATTTGTCATCAGATTTTTGTAACATCTCGTTCCAATCTTTAAATGGTGGAGGTGGAACTACAAATCTGATTTCAGCATCGCATATCGACTCAATTAGTTCAGTATTCTTCAGTATTGACGACAAACCCTCAAAGTCTCTATCAGGAGATAATATAATAGTACTAGGTCCTATTGCTCTAATCTTTTTACACTGGTGTCTGCTCTTAACAGCATCTCCACCACCCATACTGGCACCGCCAGTCGCGACAGCGCCATCACCTAATGTAATAGAATCTATTATTGATTCGCAAACAAACAAATTTTGGCCAGGTTCTGCATTATCAAACCCATACAAATAATGTTCTTTCCCATATTTAGTAACCTCAAGACTAGGGAATTCAAACCTTTTGCTAGTTATTGTTCTAGCTTGCCAATATACTTGTACGCCATATTCATAATATGGAAAATAGACTTTATCTATGCCATAGTGAAGATTATGTTTACATGCTGTCTCGATATGAATGCCTCTAGATATTAAATAGTTTAATGCTATTTTACCTATTTTATCGTCTTCATTAATATCTCTAAACGATTTGGCTGACGATGGCATGCTGGCATCCGGCACTATTTCCGGTTCGTCTTCTTGTATTTCCTTCGCCCTCGCAGATTTAAATATTGATCTTAGGTCTACCTCTTGTCCGCACACCTCACGAACGGCTTCAAAAAACGATATTTTTTTGAAGTTTTGTACGAATCTTAAGAACGGTCCATCATGATGTTGATGACCAGGACGCCAATCATGACAAACACCTTTTACTGTATTAATGTTGAATTTAAATTTGGTGTCTCCATCAAATGGATTATTAATTAATAATTCAGCACCACCCTTCCGACGTTTATAATCGAAGTGTTTAGTTATCCATGATTCAATTTGATCTGGACGAATAATTACTGACATAATCGTAGTATATTAAATACTATGAATCGCATTAAAACTTCGAAATATGTAGATCATATATACAAGACCAATGGTGGTATTTTACTATACTTCAATATTTATACAGAAGCGTGGGTTGGACCATATCCAGGCAAAGATTGGGATACGCATTTCGATATTGATGTTCCAAAATATTATAGTCTACCTAAAGAATGTAAAGAATTCCCAATAATTGCTATAGGACCATACGCAACTCTATGCAGACCTATGGTTGTATCAGACGATAGCGAATTCCATAATCTCTTAATGTCAGGTGATTACATAAACGCCAAGAAATTAATAACACATGCCAAATGTACAAATCGTATTAATAATTACCAATATTGTTCTCAGAAATGCTGGCTAATACAGGAACTACATGTACTAAAATCTGTTATAAAATCTAAAGAAGAGTATAGCAGATTTTAGTACACAGTCATTCTTAGATCGTCTGATACTCTTGTTTCGCCATTTGGGAGATGAAGTGTAATACGATATACATAAGTCCCAACTAAGAAATTTGCGGTGTTCAATTGATATTGAATCACAAATGGGTTGGTACGATAACTGCCTTGTCTAACTCCAATACGACATACATCTTCAACTAATACTTCGCAATTTTCTGTTTTAATCTCAATAGTTGCTCTCAGTTGCGGTATGATTGGTGCTATTCTATTAAAATCATAATCATACAATGGTAATGGCATTAGTCCAACTTCTAAAGATCTGACTTCTGGTTTTCTAAAAGTCATATCTAATGCTTCAAATGCAAACCGTGGAACAATCAAACCATCATCAAGATAGAATCCATCAGGGAATACCCAGAATTTATTACATTGTGACTGCCACGCTGTTTCGTCAGTCAAGTCACCACCAGTGCCTGGATCCGTACCGACAAAACGCCATACGTCCAAATAAACAGATGGCGCATTAAATGAGCTTGGTATCGCAAATGGCAAAGTGAACACACCAAGAAGTGGGCTACCAGTACCTTGCAATGTTCTAACTAATGGATCTGGATATAACAAATCAGAAATAGGTATCTGTGCAACTAAATTCTCAGGTTTTTCAGAACCTTCATAAATGTCTACACGGCGTATTGCATATGGGTCTGTTGGTATGCCATTACGATAAAATGTGACATTTAAATCAACAATGCCGCCTGTATGACTTGATATCCTAGGTAGATTGGCCATATGTTATATTTTATTCCTATATCGGCGGCTTTCCTGGTGTTGGTGGAGCTTTAGAAGGCGTATGCTTATTGGCAGCATCGCGTTCCTTTCTATTCTCACTGTCCAGCCGCTCCAACCACCAATGGCGTTCTTCAGCAGTCATATCCATTTGTTCATGCAAACTAACATGTCCGTAATGTTTTAGCAAAAATGACTGCTCCATTAGATGACGCCATTCTTCTTCAAGTGCTTCTGCTGGACGTAGGGCGAAAAAAGCTTTCGGTTATAGGCAACTCCATTTTCATTTCATTACTGCAATTTGGACATTGAGCAGTAGTTATAGTATCTATACCAGGCGAGTTTTTACGCAAGAACTCACGAATAGCAGCCGTATCAGAAGCGTGTAGACGACTAATAAGTCCTTTAATCTTCATTCTATCTTCTGATCCCATAGCTTCTACTATTAACATATTTAAATTGTCTTCAATAGTGTCATCTATAGCCTCAATAGCCTTACCTTGAACTTTACGAACCATTTTGCGTTGATTCAACATTGATTGCATATCATACCCACGCATGAAACGAACTTTTACCCAAAAATCTGAGCCAGCAACTTTAGACATATGAGGTAATACAACCTTAAATGGCTCAGTACCAAGACTAGTTTCTGGATTAGTAATAGTAGATGACAATAAGTTTAAGTCGTATTCATGCGTGCTCGATTGTTCACATTCTGCATTCGTACATTTAACAACGAATTCATACATGTTTCCGTGAGTAATGCCTCGCAAATAATACAGCAAGAAAATTCTGTCACCTGCCAGTAAACTCAATGGATCGAATTTTGAATCTGGAAACTGAACACACTTCCTAAATAGCCAATCAATGGACTTTCCACTCTGTGCAAGTCGCTGAGTAGCAAGAATTTTATCGGCAGCCAGTCCCATTGGACGAACTTTTACGCGCCCATCTGGCACTGCACCATCATAATATAATCCACGACTAGGTAATACCACATCTTCCCATGGCATTACCTTGTCCTCTGGCATATTTAGAACTACGTCTAATATGTCTTGAGGCTTTAATTCTTTATTGTCTTCGGTCATATAAATAAGCTCCTAACATAAATATTTATTATTGAGATATATGAAGTCTAATAATTATCGAGTGGCTCGAGTTGCAGTACCATATTCTGCCCAATCATATGACAAAGTAAGCTCTACCAACTTTATTTCACTACTATCATATGACAATGACCCATGTTTTATGCTTTTTGGCCAGCAATTTCTAAGGATGAATGTAAATCCAGTTGGGCTTCCTTCGCCATTAGTTAATACAAACGTTGTTACACCTTTATATTTACTGGCTGGTTGGACACCCAGTTCTGGTGTCCAAACCAAATCTTGCCAACTCTTTAAACCTTCCATAATACCTTCAGTATCATAGAATGTAACTAAAACATCATCCCAATTTACTGTTTTTGCAAATTTGTACTTAATCGCAGAGCCCTGGATCATTTCTTCTTCGATATTAAACCCAGGTAGTTGGATGCTTTTTACATACAACAATTTATATGGATTTAACATTGATCGCCCATCTACCATCATTGTTTCTATAAACCATCGATAGGTACGATACAATTCTGTAGTATTGCTAGGCCCTTCTTGGCCGCCTATATTAAATCCTGGCATATATAGTTCCCAACTGTATATTTACAGTTGAGATAATTTTTTGAGAATTGAAGTTTATAGGTCTTTAACAGCGCGATCAAATCGCATTGTTACTTCTACTAACTGAATTTCAGTATTTGTGTAATCTAAATCGCCCCAATTTGTCTGAGCTGGCCATACGCCCTTTAGTGTCCATGTTTCAGTTGGCGCTCCTGCACCATCAGTCATTGACAGCTTAGCTTCCTTCTTGTAAGATTGAGGCGTTGCAACAGTCACTGGACCGCCACCTGCACCTAATCCACTCGTCGTTACTGTCAATACCCAATTGTGAATTTGTTCTGACACGTCTGGGCTCTGTTCAGCATCATACCATGTTAATGTAATTGGTTCCCAAGACTGCTTACCAGCAAAGTAAGCCTGTTCTTGGTCATGATGCATTATAGCTTCTTCATACTTGAAGTTAGGTCTGGAGGCTTTCTGTAAGAACAGAAGTGCCTCTCTTTGAATAGGACCTACAACTTCGAAGAGCCATCTATGCTTACGGCGAGTTTCAGTGACGTTACTTGGCTCGTTTCCGCCACCACCACCACCAATGTTAAATCCAGGCATTTTGACTCCTACCTATTAAAAAATTAGACCCCTGTTACGACTCCAGCTGCTGCCAGAACCTCTTCGGCTGCAAAGCTCTGATCCGTACGCAGGATCACAAGATTCAAAACGATAAACTCTGCCGCTCTAGTAGGCTTCAGCAATACTGCCACATGCAATTCGTTACGATCAATACGTTCAGGTGTATTGTTCGACTCGTCGCATATTACTTTGAAGGCTTGTAGGCCTCTACGTGCCATAACATCTTCAAGGAATGGCGTAATTGCAGATCTCACTTCGGCATACAATAGACGATCTATTGGTTCGAAGAGGAAGAATCTCAATAGCCTGACTAGATTCTTCTTCAAGAAGATCAACAACATTCTTACGTTTACGCGATCAAGCGCTGTTGAACGACGTTGCAATGTACGCTGACCGAAGACCGTAATACCATCCTGTGGGAATTTGACGATTGGGTTAACTGCATTACCGGAACCATAAAGTAGGTCACGCTCGCCCTGTGTTGCATTGAATTCAACATCAAGAGCCGTTAGCAAATGACCACGTTGTAGACCGGCTGGGGCAAACCATTGTTCACGTTCACGTGCGGTCTTAGAGAATACACCTGAAACGAATCCGCTTGGTGGAACGAACAATTCTTCACCAGAGAACTGGTTAAAGATCTTCAGCCATGGCCAGTATAGAGCACCATAGCTAGAATTGATGGCTGCCGACAGGTCGCTTAGCAACATGCCGTTATGCCAATCAACAACTTGCTGTGGTCTCAAACCGAATGGAGGATCAACAATGAACAATACGTCACCGCGACCTTCACATAGCTGTAAGGCTTGACCAATTACGGCACCAGAGCTCGCTCCAGGAATGCATAACAGATTAATGTCAAACACTTCTGGGTTCTGGAAAGCAAATAAGCCAGTCGATGCTGCAGGATTTCCAATGATTGCCCTATCTAGCTCTGAGCTATATACTGCATCTGTTGGAATGCCGTTAGCTTGACCATCGAAATCTCTATTGCTAAATGCCGTAGGATTACGAACCTCAAATGAAATAGTATCTAGTGGATCGTTGTTTAAGAATGCTGGACGTGGCTCGAATTCAACGAATTCGTTTCCATTAATACCACCAAGAGTACTACCAGAATTCAAAACATTAGAAGCATATCTTGACTCACGCGGATCGAAACTTACGTCATCGATACGACTAACTTCTAGTCCATTTTGGTAAATTCTGATAGAATACCTGTTTCCAACTTCGTTATAGATTTCTAGATTTACACGAAGTTCGTCAACCCATGTTCCAGGGCTCTTGGCGACCAAGAATCCAACTACATTCTCATAGTAAGCGCTGTCTGCGGCACATTCGTCGCTTGCAGGAGCGTCTTCACAACTGAGAGGAACAGATGGTGTAATTTCGCCACCGGCTGGTAGAGAAACCCTTGGGTCAGAGAAGCCTCTGAAATTCCTTGTGTAAGGGAATGGAATATCTAACTCTTCAGAGAATCTCAATGTCTTTAAGTTAGAATAGTTAGCCTGCATCTTTAGTGTAGACAACATAGCGTCATCAGATGCTACTATTGTTACAATGTAATCAGTATCAGAAATCTGTAATGCGAAGCTGTTGAAATAACGTCTACCTAACTTTATACCACCAAGATGCAATGCTGCAGCGATATCTGCAGAATCCTGACCTAATCCACTTGGGATAGATATTTCTAAATCTGTTGTTAAATCTGATTCAATACTAGTAATCTTAACACGGTTGTTAGAACTAGTAATATTGAAAGGACCAGTATCATTACCGATCAAGAAGCTCCTTGGAATATCATATGTATAGAGCGCTGAGCCTACTTCTAGTGCCCATGCTTCACCAAACGTTAACTGAAGTCTGTCTCCAGCTGTATCAGTTACGATTTGAGGTGCTCCACCTACATTCTGCGCAGCATAATCTTCACCTGCACCAACTAGTGTGTTGAATGCATCGACAAATGTGTCAGTATCTGTAAACGCCACAGTGCCGAAAGAGAATGTAGTAGCCACAGCGCCTTCTACAGAGAATGCAAAACTGCGATTATCTGGGGCCACTTGGAATGTAAATGTGTCATTCTCTTCAATTGGGCTAGTTCCAGTCACAACGATTGTGAAAATTAATCCGTTATCGTCGTCGCCAGTACCAACCTGAATTGGGTCAGAAACTCCTGGAGTGAATTCGGTTACTACACCAGAATTCGTTACCTTGCCATCACTATTTCTGATGACTTGGAATTTCGCTCCATCAATAGTAGATCCAGTCATTGGATCTGGGCTTTGTGTGATTAAAACAGTAAAATGGTCATCGATAGCATCTAAGTATGTGCTAACAGTAAATACTAGTGCGGCAGTCGTTGGGCCTGCAGTAGAACTCACATCGATGTCATTATAATCCAAATTAAAAACAGAGTCATCATGGAACTCGTACGGAGCTTCGACGCTCGGCGCACGGAGAGAGATGCGTCCATAATCGATACCAGCGAATAATGGAATGCGGCCCCAGCCGCCTATCTTTAAACCGCTTGTATCAATGCACACATCTGCTAAATCATCGACCTGACCTTCTTCACATTCAACACCTACACGCAGTATATAAGCCTGATTACCTTGTTCCATGTAATTCAGGACTGCGAAGCCTAGCGGAGACTCGGTAATAGGCTCACCGAATGTGTCAATAAACTGTTGAGAGTTAGACACAAAGGTTGGTACATTTACCGGACCCTTCTTGGCTGTGCCTATGAATACTGGTCTTAGTGGCCCAACGTTAGTTGGTATTGCACTAAGGTCTATTTCGCGGGGATAAACCCCTGGCGACAGAAAAACGGCCATTTTTAATCCTCCAGCGCCTTAAATTTTATGCGCCTCGTCCAATTCAGAATATTTTTGACGTCGAATTATAGATCAAGACTACCAGATAAAATCGAAATACGTCCAGCTTTAGTGTGATTAACAATCTGCTCTTTGTAAAGTCTTGAAATAGGGAATTTAGCAGTCTTACCACAATGTAAAATTATTGTCTGCTCACCAATGTAGAAATCTACACCTTTAGGAGCACGCAATTGAATCGACACTGCTTGACTCTTTGTACGATTATACAAAGTAATAAATGCAGATTCCTGTGCGCTCTTGGCTTGCGCCAATTCCCTTTGCGACAAATGTCTCTTAACCATCTTAGATCTCCTTATTATTCATATTACAAGTTCAAGTGCATAGCCTATATTAATGCATTATATAACCCTGGAAGATCAATAGAGCGTCTGCCTTGCATTGCGTCTAGAACACTTTGCGCCAAATCATTATAATTTGGTCCCATTGATACCAATTCATCATATAATCCAGGAAGATCAATGGAACGTTTGCCTTCTATTGCATCTAGGATAGATTGTGCTAGTTCCTTATTACCAGCCGATGGACCAGCAACGTCTTCATCAAGCATCTTAGCAATTTTCTTGATGTCTTCGGTCGAGTTGTTGAAATCATTTTCCATATTGTCATCCTAGCGGGCTTTTAAAAAAGTCCTGTATAATAGCTCCGTTTGAATTAGCTGACTCCAAAAATTTACCATTAATCTCATGCAAGGACATTACCTTGCCAAGAGTCGTCGGAAGTATTTTTTCCGGCAATGGTAACCATCCTTCCATAGTCACGCTAAAATCATACCGTACTTTTGGCTGCTCCTCTGCTCCCAAATCAATATCAGAATTATCCGTTACATCACCAAAACGTAATTGCACATACCCACGTAATCCAGATTCGTCCTCAATCCTAAACTCGGCTAATGGGTTAAACCTAGTTTGAATTTGATATGCTATATTTTCCATATCTCTTTTACGTTCAGTCCATACAGATAATGAATAATCTATTAATGCTGGCCATGGCCTATATGTCAAAGCCATTCTAGATCCTTCATTATTAACAAACCTACGAGACATATTAATATATGGAGGACTAAACTTCTCTGGATTAAATCTCCAACCAGTTCGATTTATTGACATTACTGGGAGACCTATACGCCCAGATCTTAAATCTTGTGACCATTGTAAAAATGTTTTATCTCCACCAGCAATTCTAACTGTTATTTTGCGTGTATCGTCTTTGGTTGGTACCTGAATGTCTTCAAAATATTTCTTAATGCCAGCATCCATAGCATAGAAACCTCTGACCAATACAGATTTTACATCTTCTGGTTGATTAAGGTTGACATCATTATTTGTTAATGAATCTTGTTCTTCTAATTCTGGTTGTTGTGGTAATGCAACTGTAATTAGGGGGTCTCGTTCCGGACCTAGATTCCGGTTTTGTTGCTGATTAAACGTAAAGTCGTAGACTGCCACAAATTACCTCGACATTGCCTTTATTCCCTTTATGCCCATAAGATTTAACACTTTATTAACGTAGTCCAAATTTTGCATATCGGTTCTAATTTTTTGCCATGGCTTACCGCCATATAGTTCTTGCATACGACCAGATCTATCTGCTTCAGTTTTAGGTTCTATATAAATAGTGCCTTTATCTTCAGCAATTATTTTATTAATTTTTCGGGCAATATCTTTTGGTGCCATACTATCCAATACAGCTCGCGTTGTTGGATTGCGAAGTGGATAAAATAATTGCTGTACGCGTTTCGTGTAATCTTCAACAACAGAAGACCTAGCATGCTCCGTTAGAGCTTCTATTGAAGCTTTAGCGGCTCTATTAATACCACGCGTTAATTCTTCTTTTAATTCTTTTATGTTATTCAATTTTATCATTTACGGCCCTCTGGGTTCTTAACATTATTTGTTCTTACTTGGTTTGCTAAATCGCCAACCAATAGTTCACACGTGGCCTTTAAATATAGCCAACGATAATGAAAGAATCCGTCTTGTGAAGAATTGAGAACCCTAAACCTCAGTGGTCCCATATTTAAAACAGACGGCAAATTGTATGGTGCTTCAATTACATCTCCAGGTAACAACAGCCTAGGACCAATACTTACATCGTTCATTAAAGATGCGCGAGAAAACACAACAGTAATTCTAATAGGAACATCTACGCCCCAACGAGTTAATTCAGCTAAAACAGGTTCAGGCTTAAAATATGCTTTTATTTTCTTACCAGCTGAATATAATGGATCAGCATCCTCGTCCCATACTTCAATTTCAGCTGAATCTCCCTTTGGTTGTTTAAGAAATAATGTTATCCATGCACCAGATACATTAATAACTTCTTCGGCCATCCGTTCGGCATATGCAATATCTGGCTTATCGTGATTATAGATCGATAACGGAGTTAATTGTTTTTCTACTTCGGTCCTGAAATCGGGAACACTATCTATAGTAATATACTGTTCACGCTGTTGACCGAAATTATGAATCATTTATTCACCTCATGTGGGCATTCGCCATAAGATCCTTTAGCTTTATTGCAATTCATACACATGAGTTGATAATCATTAGACACATACCATAAATGTTTTTGTAGCTTTCTATCGGCCATAATTTATATTTGTATTATGGCAGATTAAAAATTATAACCCTTTGGTAGGGTCTGTCTCTTTAAGGCGTTCAATATCGTCTTCAACAGATGACACATCTAAATCGCTATACATCAATCGGCCAGCAATAGTGATTGCTTTGGATAATTGCTGTGGTGTTAGATCATCTGCATCAAATGGTTCTGAAAAACCACCCTTTTTAGCCATATAATCAGCTAACGCCACTTGTACTACATATGATTCAGTAGCTCCTTGGTCAGCTAAGTGTTGCACGATTTGATTCCAACGAGTTGTCAATTTAGATTTTATAGATTCTCTTGCAGCAGATGCTTGTGAAACTATTGGCATTGGTCTATTTGTTTCCTTAGCAAATTGTACAATATCTTCTAAAGAAGTGTTTTTAATTATACCAACAGCCTTATCAAAATCTTCTTTATTTAAAACATCAACGCTCAATGGTGGCTGAAAACCATGTTTCACAACCAAAAACGCCCTAACTAACGGCGCAAGCTGTAATGGGTTTGTTCTTCCACCAGATAAGGTTGTAATTGCATCATTCCAACGCTCACGATTTTCAAGCCTGAACGCATCAATTGATGATTTTCGTTCTTTCCATCCTTCTGGAACATCATCCGCATCAATATCTACAGATACGGCCCAACGGTAGTTATCTTCATCTGATCTAATCTTAAACCATGATGGAATTGGTGCTGACTTAAATATTTTGTCTAAATTTTTAAAAACTTGATCCATATCATTGCCCATTGGGCTAATGGCAATTGTTACATCGCGTTTTACGTCGTATCCTCCGCCTGGAATAGTGCCACTACCAGCATATTGTTTAGACGGCCAACCATGTGCAAATTTCTGAATCGTCGCTGGGTCCGTCTCTGGCGGAATTTCGGCTGGAACTCCATATTTACGCTGACGTTTTTGATATGGTTTTAATTTGCCATACGGTGTTTTTACATCACCAAACCCGGAAGCTGGTGCTGGACTAAAACCCTTGTCCTTTAAATATTTCCACATCCAATCCATGAACAATGACCATGGTGATGGATTTTGTTTTCCTAGTTCACTTACCTCTGGTAATCCTGATACTTTCCACGCACCAGCATCCTCATCACCTTCTTTACCGAATCCAGTAACACCAGAACTCATGGCACGGTCAAATCCGACAATTTTTAAAAATGATCCCCATTCAGCTTTATCACCTTGATCTGGGAAACCAGCCATCATAATAACTTCTTGTGGCTGCACTTCTTCCATTAGATATTGACGCAACTTGAGACGAAATTTCATTGTATCCATTTAACACCTCGGCATAGCAAATGGATCGCATAGTCCCGGAACATCCGGTTCCTGAGGTTGCGTTGGAGTAGTTGCATCGCGCAATATCTGGTACCAATCAACACCACTATCACATGAATTGCATCCAGGCGTAGTTGGCGGTCCTTCTGGTAAAACAAAGAAAAATGATTTTGGGTTTGATAGAATTTCAACTGTCGATCCTGGTATTGCTTCAAGCGCAGCTGCTAGCGTTATGACAGAAGATTTGCAATTAATGTTAGCCGACAATGATAAAGACGATAATTCACTCAATGGTTCACAGCCGGGTATTAATATAATATTGCCAGGCAATACTGTCAATTTATTAGCAATATTAATCATATAATATGTTTGGTTACCAAACGTATGGTCCCAATGGTTCTCCAAGCAATATTGCATCTTCTACTGCTTTGGCATATTCTTCACGACCCTCATTTACAAGATCGCCACCATCGAAGTTGATCGTACTGCCATCTGGCCCAGGAATTCCGCCAAACTTTCTACGAGCATGACCAAGGGCTATTTTCATTTGTGCCAAAAACGCCCTATATGTTACTTCACGTGCTTGTGGTGATTTAAATGCATTAATTGTTGGAAGATATTCAACAACAACTGGAAATGATCCTTTTGGAGCTGGAAATAATCTAATTGTGTTAGCTTCTACTTTAAATTCCCATTGTCCTTCATTACTAAGAATACGCTGACTAAACTTGCGATAAGATTGTAACAAATGGTAATCTGTTAACAAGTTCTGAATTCCAGAAATATTTCCTATATTAAATAGAAAGCTCTCAGCGCCGAAAATGTTGTTAATGTTTGAGATTGCTGGATCCCAACTCACATGCCTAATCCAATATGCATCCTCTGGTAAAGGATACTCGGCTTGAAGTGGTTGTGTCATGAAGAACGCATAACGTTCTTCTAATGGAAAATATTGCGCAATCCAATCACCAGTAGAACGAAGCACTTGCTCCATCTGTGGTTCCATAAGTTCAACATTTACAACCGGGTGACCTAGCTGACTTATGGCATGGAACTTAAGAGGATTGCTATCTACTTTTAATACAAGAGGAAGTTGTGCTGGGCCTAATATTGCCATATTATATATTTGAAGCTATATTTTATGTGGATGTGTAATAGCATATTTGCCACTTTGTACAGATCCTCTCCATACACATTTTATTTCTGGGTGATTATAGAATGGCACTCCAATCATATTCAATTCTTTCAATGCCCTATCATCTGATGCTAGCCATTTCTTATTAACATAATATTTATAGTCATTAAATTTTCTATTCATCAAAACACCAGATTTGAGAATTTTGACGGCTATATTTCTAGTTAAACCAACAAAACCACCTTGTATAAAACGTCGCTCACTACATCCAACAACAGTTCCAAATACACAATCAATAACAGGAAGGAAGCTTAATCTCTTCTCAATCTTAGTGTCGGAATCTATCCTAAATAAATATTGTTTATTGCTTTTTAGAAAATATTTAAATCTACGATTCCATAATTGACCGCATCCACCAATATCGACATTCCATAAGTTTTTACCATATATCACATTTACTTTAAACATATCAAGATTAGATATATTCTCACCTTCTACTATAACTAAAACATGAGCTAATGGATAATGTTTTCTTAAATTAGCTAAACACCAATATAGTTGACGATATCCAGATGAAATAGTTTCAACACAAAAGAATAATTGATGGTCTAATACAGGTTTTTTAATCATTGTAGTAATTCTTTTGCCGTATAAGAAAGACCATATTTTTTACATAAAGCCTGATTTATTTCTAATGCTTTATGGTGTACCATAAACTTACCTTCTTGTGTTAAGTTTTGATATGTAAGCGGCAATTCAGAAAAACCATTTGTACGAATGCTTAAATGTTTTAGACCACCCCATACAAACATTCGATGTTGCCACCATTCAACGGTTATTGGATTAACTTTTAAACAATGTCTAAAATAAAGTTCTTGATTCATCTTCTGTGTGTGATTAGAATACAATTTTTTAGAAATTAACAACTTCTTATGGTTTTCATATTCTGGCGGGAAACACATCATATCTAAAGCTATCTTCATACTCTTTAAATGTTTATTACTAAATCGTTTAGTATGCATTGCAAACAATGATGTCATATAACCAAAATTATAATAGTCAGAAGACACGCATTCAAAATCATGGTGCGATTCAATTATTTTATTTAAGTATTGTTTTAAATCATATCTAAACAATAGTTTACGAGAAATTTTTATAAGTACATCGATATTATTATGACGTGCCCATTTTAATCCATTAATAAATGCAGAAAGATCACCTAGTACATGACCATAATTTACATCATTAACATTTAATGAGCATTTACGAGCCGCAATTAAATTAGAAAAATCAACTCCACTAGCATCATCATTTATTAATATAGGAACATTACCAAAGAAGTGTTTGATATTAGATATATTGAGATCTACTGAAGGCAATGACCCGTAAGTTCCAATTACAAATCCATATTTCATACTTGAAATTTGAAAAATTGAATATCACTTACGGCAGATGCCAACCTTTTGATCCTTTGATTCTAAAAGCAACAGTGGTGTCACCAAATTGGTCGTCGTCGTGTAATCCTGATCCTGTATGTTCAGGTATAATTTTAAATTCAAGTTCATGATAATGCACTTCTAGAAATGAAATATCTGGAGCTATAGTAAAACCGGTTACATAACCGTGACTACCAAATCGTGTAGAACCATAGATATTTGGAAATGTTTTTCCAGGTTCTAATGATATTATATCAGAATAAACTGACGTAAGTAGTCTATCATCATCACCGGCACTTTCTAATTCGTCTTCGCCGGGAATATAGGCCATATAAAGACCTTATGACGTGAAACTAAAGAATCCCTTACGATTTGGAATTTGTCCATATTTGACACCATTAATGTCAAGATAGAAAATTCTTAATCCAGAAACAGCAGATTCCAACGCTGACTTCAACGTAAATGCATAATTACGATTTGTGTCAGTTGGAGTATCGCCCCAAGTTTGGTGTCCTTGTGGTGGCGTCATAAGTGACGTTTTTTCGCCGTCAATAGTTCCACTATGTGTAATTTGTGTATTTGGTTCAACACCAGGATCAACAACTGGATCTCCAGTTGTTCCACCTAACAAATCAACTTCACTAGCAAAACCAACTATTGTGTATCTAGCTGGTGTCTGTGCCATTTGAATAGTAAAAGCTACCGGAGTAGCGATATTAAATCCTGCATCTAATAATGCAGTTTCAATTACGATAGATCCTTTTTCAAGATCTCTAAAAACTTCAAATCTGCGTCTGAATCCTAAAGATTCAACAACAGAAGATGGGTAATTAGCATAAGCTATAAACGGTACCTGCTTGTCATGCACCGGCCCCATTAGGTTCGGGCGGCGTGTTGAAGATGAATATAATGGCATATAATATTTTTGCTGTCATTTACCATGGAATTGATATTCCTAGTTTGTCTAATTTATATTCAAATTCCTCACGCTCACGGTTTTTAGCTGGTATGCCATTTTTAAGCCAACCATATTCTTCTGCTAATTCTTTAGCGGCAGCACTAAAATCACTTAAATTAAGTGCCTTTATGATAGCCGTATCTCTAGAAGATAATGTCAATGCATTCATTCTATAATCAAGATACGCCTTCCATGTAAGTGGTACCCATTTACTTAGTATGTCACCCATAATATTAGCATATTTTCTAATTTCTAATTGTGCATGTGGGTCCATTCTCAAACCCAAGAAATGTAATAGATTATGTAAGTCTACTTTCCAATACGCTTCAGTGTATGTTGACAGCGGTAAATCTTTTCTGGCCTGCTCTCTAGCAACACCCTTAGCCAATCTTTCTTCGTATACTTTACGTGTATACTCATGCAATTCTTTTTCACTTTTAGTTAACTGTTCACCGTCAACAACATCAATATAGCCACTGCTACCTTGTTTATTACCTAATCCTTGAATTCGCCATTCTCCAGGCAATGTGTTTTGAGTTGAATCAATGGCTTCACTATATCTAGTGCTATATTCATTAACATTGGCCGTCCTATGCCTTATCCATTGTCTCCAATGATCCATAGGCACACGCACATGTAATTTAATTTCACACATTTCAAATGGTGTAGTATGTCGATGGCGCATTAGGAACCTAATTAATCCTTCATCTTCACTAACTTTCTTGGTTCCTTTACCATAAGAAACTCTGGCAGCTTGAACTATTGATTCATCTGCGCCCATATAGTCTACAACTCTAATAAAACCGTCATTTAAAATTTTAAAAGGTTTTCCAAGAATTGCTTCTAATTCTGGCACTGTTACGCGTGTGATGTTTTCAAATTCTGGCATTCGTCACCTAATTTTTAGGTACGTATGATACCAGATTATTCCATTTTTCTTTTAAGATAATCAATAATATCTACATCGTTGTTTAATATTATTTCTCTAGATGCACCCTTGCCACCAACCCATTCACCTAATGGTGATACATCAACATTCGTAAATGTATTAATATCAACAGCTTTATCTAATCTTAACATGCTATTATTTTCATCAAGTTCTTCAACATCTTGATGGAATTCAATAACTGGTTTGCCATTCAAAAATTTAAACGCAAACCATTCAATTGCTCTATTTGCTACCCAATCTGGTCCACGAGTTGGGTCGAATTTTCGTTCTTCTCCAATATCTAAATATGTAGTGACACTACCATAATCATTTCTATCAATCTTTAGGCCACTAAGTATCTCTAGAATTTTCGACAAATTATTATTGAAGTATCCATCAACACCACTTTCAACCGACAAAATTCGATAATATAATCGTTTATGGTCTTCAAATAGACATTTAATTTTCATTAGTCTATTTTTGTCCGGATATGGATTGGGCCTGGGACTTGCGTCCCAGGCCCAGTTCCCATTCCGACTAATTACTTAAAATTAGTTGACACCACGCAGCTGAGCGTGTAGATCATCTGTCAGATTTGCGTTAATCTTGTGGAAGAACACATCTCGACCGATACGTACCATTTGAGCCAAATTAGCTCCAAATGTTGCGTTATCTACAGCATTCTTAGCAGTTGTTACTGTCTTGAAAGTACGAACAACTGGAAGACCGGTTGTACGACCTTCTGTCATTGAAGTACTCAAGATAGCAGACTCAGTAGATCCTAGAGTCTCACGCGTTTCTGTCATAAGAGTCTCGTCACCTGGGACGGACATCTTAAGACCACGCATACCTCCACCAAGGACACCACCTAACAGAGCCAAAACTGCCTCGTGTCGGACGCCGTCACGGTATGAACGAACCGTGTACCGAACGTTGATCAGAGTATTTGCTGGTTGACTGGCCATTGCTTAACACCTCCTCGCGGCACTTATTGTGAAAAAGGCCTGAGGGAAACCCACCATGAGTTTTTTCAACCCTCATAGTAGATTTGCTTGAAATTAGTATATGTGAATATGCACTAACCTAAGATTACCTTATTAATAGCTTGGGTTACTATATCTTCAGCCATCCGTTTTTGGACCCCCTCAACAATAGTAATCCATACACCTTGGTCTCTAATTTCAATTTTGTGCAGACCAGTTAGTGCTGGTTGTCCGTCCATCGGTATAACACGAACATTAGAAGACCCAACCTTTTTAATTTTTTGGACAGCTTCGTGAATATTAAGCATCGTTCCTCTTATAAATTGGATTTTCTCTTAAATGCACAGTACGGATTTCATCTATTTCAGTAATAGTTTGACCATTGCGTAATTGTTGTGGCCTAACCATTACAATTGCTGCCTGTGGATGTTCCAATGATTTAATAAATGATTTAGTATTAGTATCATCAAACACATCGATTTCAACTATTATTTCTTCCTTATATAATTTAATGTCCAATACTTTATGTGTCATCACATCATCAATTGGTTTACATGTCTTAGGATCTAATATCCCACCAGTGATAGCTCCATTAGCTAACCGATCTCGTAAATATTGATCGGAAATTGCTTTCTCTACAGCTTGGCGTGTGTATATATTACCATTGATGGTAGGAAAATCAACATATACACCAGTTCCAATCAACAGTTTCATAACGATTCTAAATCTGATTTTGTTAAAAATACGCTGCTATCAATAGTTTTCCATGTACCAATAAATAATCCATTTAATTTGATATTATATAGATTTAAAAATCGTAGTACGTCATCTGCTAAAATATTATCCTTCAACCATGAAATAACCTTTGGTGTCAATACTTCTTCTTTTGTCGACTTGCCCTTAACAGAATTATCAACATAATTCATAAAATTAACACTGATATAAACATCATCTCCAGTGTTATTATATTTCAATGAATTCATTAAATTGATTTTACTAAATGAAAATACTCGTCTCGGTAATTTTGTCAAACTAGTGCATTCAAATATCGTTTCGCCAGCCATTGTAGATATCTCATCCCACGACATTTCATGTTGATCGGCATAGCACCCACCAGAATCACCAACAATCACATTTTTATCAGTGTCAGGTGTACTATTAAACTCATTCCATGTTAAAATTTTACCATCTGACTTACGCAGATATTTATTGTTATTCACTCTGATTGGGTACGTTCTAAAGTTCACAACAACTGGACCAACAATATTCGGTGGCAATAATGAATCATCCAAGAATGCCGCAACAGAACAATTGCGACTGGTTGTTCGCGGATAGAACTCGCTCATAAGGCTTAATTGATATCCCTGAGCTATTTCTCCAAGTCCTGATTGTTTAGCTGCAAGTCTAGTCATTATTTCGTCGTTTGTGTTACACAGATATGGTTTGAATTCTGGTACATCCTTCGCTAACATAACATCTGGTCTACGCAATACTCGACGTGCTCTAGCCGCACCTACTCCATGTAGTGTAGATCCAATATTCAAGTTGGCACTACCACGATCTTGTTTTTTGTTGCCTTCGAAGTCTACAAGACCCTTTTCATAATCTATGTCTTTTTGGGTTACAATCACAGTATTTGGATGAATACCAAGCTTATCATGACTCACATCACAAATTTTTAGTTCATTTAACATTTCATTGGCTGAAAATGCACACCCAGGACTGACATATTGTCGCTCATAATTTCCGATTGATGTTATACTAGACAAACATTGATGCACATATTCTCTACCATCTTCGTGCGTAATTGAGTGAGCAGCATTGCTCATAAATGTGTTTACAGCAAATGTGGCATCACGGCGCATATGCTTCCATATATATGCGCCACGTAACCCTTTAGCACTGCTACCGGCTCCACCATCTAAAACAATTGTTATTTTACCAGGCTTAAAAATCATGGTGTCCTCAATTCTGTTTATCTATTGGCGTAACCCTTGATTTCCATCCTTTTGTTGCCGTTGCCAATGCCACGTATTTTTTTAATACTGATTCTGCAACATTGGATTTCACCCAGTTGTCTCCATCCCATGTAAACCCAGCTTTTTTCAAATAATCTTTATGTATTATAAATTTCTCATCGCTATAATTTGGTTTACCTTCAAACCAAGAAAAAACACAATATTTAGCCTCATTCGCCAATTTCAATACTGTTTCTAGGTCGTGTTTCGCAGCTATTTCACAACATAACAGCGCATCAAATACTGCACGATGTTTCCTAGGAACTTGAATATCATAATCTACTGCTAAATGCTGTAGTTTATTTGAGCTGACCTTAGGTACAAATCTGGAGTGCGGCAAATCACGATGAGTACACACCCATGGTAATTTACCAAATTCGGGCCACCTTTTGACTATTTTGCCTTTGTCGAATTCGGCATTATGGGCGACAATTACTTCAGGATTATACTTACCAATCAATCCCCATGGATTAAACGATGCATCGGCACCTAAGTCTGATGATGCTTTACTTATATGATGAATTGCTTCTGCTTCTTTTGACCAAGATTTTGTCTTAAATAAATCAGAATGCATAGCTAAAATAGCAGAATCAGTAGAGTTCATTACTACCAAACCTAGCTCAACTATTTCACTAGAATCTTCTAATCCGTTAGTTTCGACGTCTGCGCCTAATATTATCATTTAACTTCCCATGGGATTTTCTCTATCCAGTGCTGTGGCATCCAAATTTGAACGCCATCATTAAATTCAACACGGTAATGTTTATGGTCTCTTTTTGTTACCCTGCCTGGTTCTAAATGTTTTTGATGTTCTTTGTTTACAACTATTATCCACGTATTCTCATCTAATTCAGGTATTTGCATTTTAAATACTGGTACTCTATTAACAATAGTCAATTCCGAATTGCCTGGCATCCTAGCCCAAAACAAACTCGAACAATTAATACAAATAATTGGTATATATCCAACGTTATCCCAAGAAGATGATGTAGCTGCATTTTTAGTTTTACAAAATGGGCAACTAAAATCATCGGTTAAATTATTCGACATCTTTACCCAACGTGCCAATGATTTCTTCGTCATCGATGATGGTTTGTGCTGATGGTTCTTTTTGTGTACTTTCTTCTTTTTTCTGCTCATTGGCTTGCCCAATCACTGATTTGCGTAAGCTATTAAATTGATCTGCTGTTACATCAAATCTTATGGATTTGTCATTCTCAAATGCAAGATAGGTATCACGATCAATATTACCAGACAATTTTATTGGTGATGCGACATATTTACGAATAGAATTAACAATTAATTTGTGCTTATCAACACCAACACCAGATCCAACAAATAATCTATGATCTGTGCGTATCATTGAACATGGATATTTATGTAGTGATTTCAAATGTTCGGCATAATCAGATTCAGCACGATCAATGGCACCAATCGACCATCTAATTTCAGCAAATGGATTCATACTAACTATAAATTCAGTCAATGACTTTACTTCATTGAGTGATTCAATCGGCTTACGCCTTTTAGACGACACAATATCAAATCCATCGGCTGCCAGGGCATCATTTCCAAGATCGCGCAATTTTAACATCGCAAAATTATCACCATCAGGAAGATCAACAGCCAATATAATCTTGAATAGGGCCTTACGCATAGATCTAGCAGCAATAAATGGCGCAACCAATTCAGGTATTGTAACAATCGCTGGACAACTATGCTTCATAGCTAAATCGACAGCTACTAATGGATTTAGCTTACGGTCTGTGACATTAATTTCAAATCTTGTAGTAAACATATTTCATTCCTATCAATAATTAGAAGACAACCATTTATATGCATCGATTCTGGCTTGCCCATTGTTTAATTTATCAATGTGATCAAGAAGTGAGTCCCAGTTATAAAAATAAACATCATTCATGTTTTTAGCGTTCGCAAAAACAGGTAACAGCCAAGTAGAAATCATACCATCTGGCATGCAAAACAAGACTGGTTTTTCTAAGCTAGCTGCCAAGTAGATTTCTTCAAATGTGCCACAGGTAAAGACCTTAGGCATATAACATATGACAAAATCAGCAGAAGTGACCATTCTCAAGCACAAGCGACGTACATCAGAAGTGGCTTGAAACACTTCTTCCTTTGTCATGTCGGTCGATTGACCAGACAATACCGCTTTATATAAGGCGGGATCTACTTTGCAGTTCTGTGGTAGCCACTGTGGTTTAACAAGAGGATTGTACACAGTTATATTATACTGCTTTAGTTTGGCCGTTATGCTATCTCTCCATGAGACAGCATTATCGAAATTGTGCTCAACTGCGCCAGCTAGGTATACTCGTGTACCTGATAACTTCATCATACCTTATATACAGGCTATGATTATGGTATATCATTCCCCTGAGTACTCTTCCCAGGCTTATCCTTTTGTTTAAATCCTTCACCTAACCCAAACTTTGGATATTTTAGTTTTATTTCATTATACTTGGTACCACCACCATGAGCACCCTTGGCGCTCTTCTTGCCATCACCAAAGTTTTGTTTGCTGCCTTCATGTCCTTTGTCTGCCATATTTCCTCCTAAAGTTTATTTGCCTGCTCTATTATAATTGATACAGCTTCCTTTTCATCCAACCGCTGAAAATAATCAACAAATTTATATTTATTGTAAGATGAACAAAAAACAAATTTCTCTCTATCCTCTTGTTTTAAAACGCTAGTGGCTGCGTGCATATAACTTTCTGCTTCTCTATCGAACCGTTGTACTCTATTTGTATCTGACACGTCAGGATTCTTACCATAATAATGTAATTTACCATCAACAGCACACATATCAACACCGAATATATATATCTTACTATAATTCATCCATAATGCCACTTGCATTGCTGAGTATGTTGATGATCTACCAATATAAAATCCTTTAGCTAAATCTCTTGAAAATCCGCGACCAGACAGGCTTTTAATTAATACCTGACGCCTATGCCGAGCACGAACCGATGAAGCATTTATGATAATCCCATTATATTGTTCCCATGTGTCTTGGTTACGTGCGTATTGACTTTGATCACAGAACAACCAATATGGTGATGGCCATACTCTTTTGTCTGGTTTGTTAATACACATTATGTCGATGTTTTTATAATCTTTTAATTCTTCAATGTTAACATTTAATATAGAAGGTCCACAAGCTACAATAATAAGTATTTTGTTATTGCCAACACAACGCAACTTATCAACAGATTCTTTATATTGTTGTAACAAGTTTTGGTGCTGCGCTGACATTGAACTAGAATGTCTAGAAATATTTCTTGGTTTTACTACATTTGGTGATCTATTAACTTGAATATTCGGTTTTACTTTAATATTTTGTCTGGCTTCTTGTCTTACTGCTGGCTGAGGCTTAGACGTAGTTACTACTGGTTTCTGTACATTATTAGACGTATGTTTCACTACTGGTAAAGTGGGTCTTGATACAGGTTTATGAATTACGGACATTTGTGGGGACTGTTTTTTAACAACTGGTACTGGATGCATTCGAACATTAACACGTTGAATTTGAGGTTTTGGCTGTGATCTATAATTCACTTAGTATATTTAGTTATAGTTATTACAAATCATTGACACACCAATTAGTTATGCTATTCGGTTTCGAACGCATGATCATCAATAAGTTTTTGTTTGAAATTCGCAAGAACAACCTTGCGCCTAGAGTCCTTATTCATTTTGGAGTACAAATGCCTAAAAACAGTGGTGGTCAGCAAATTGAAAACTGGGGCTTTTCCTGGAGTAAATTTCAACCTACCATCCTTAATTTTGTCAACCGTCAATATGAAAGCTTCATGCGCAAGCTCGTTATGTTCATCTTCATCTTTAGGATGAAAATGAATAGCAACGCCATAACAAATTTTGTAAATTCCGTTAAGAAGTTCGGTCCAAGACTTACTATTGGTTTGGTCAGCAAGCCACGACGTCCAATGAAGTTCGAGGGCCTTAGAGTCAACATATGATTTTTTCATTCTAGCTCCAATCGTTATAACTTAAATACTTGAAAGTGAGGATATATGAGCAACCAATTAGCGCGGCTGTTTTTACGTGGTTCATTGATGAACGACACAGCAAAACAATTATCAAAGGACGAAATGAAAGAAGTAAATGCTTTAATGAAGGATGCCTGGGAAGACCCTAACATCCAAGGCCAAAAAATGGAATTCTGTATGGCTCTTGGGCGTACCATTGGTAATGAATATAAAGATCTTGATGTTGGCAAACAGGATTGTCAAATTACGTTCTGGAAAGCAGCTATCATGGTGTTGTTCCATGAATCTAGACAGTGCACTAATAATTCGTGCCAAAAACACTTCGTTACCACAAAAAATAAAATAGATAAGTGCACAGTATGTGGGTATGATCTAGTCTTAAAGTGGTCCCCTAAGCCACAAATTGCCAATGATCCAATTAAACGCAAGAAGTTTTTCCAATCAGTAATGTTTAATTATTTGAGACAAATTCTGCGCGAAAACAAGCCACCAGTAATAAAGGAAACCAGAACCGAAGAGGGCCTCGCTTCTGATATTGCTGTAAAGGCGATCATATCGATTCTACACAGTATTAAAAATTATCAAACTGAAGTAGAAATGATTGATATTGACCATAACGTAATTAGGTGCGAAACTGGACTTCTTCCGTTGAAGATATTACAGAAAGTCGTTGACATCAAACACGAGTTCGAAACACATGGCGTACAAATTCAGTTAGATTGGAATGCCATTAATGTTGTATCTGTCCTAGAAATACCTAGTACCGTATCTTTCCAAATTGTTGAAAAAACATATGCGAAGTATACAAGCTTAGATAGTGGTAGTACTAACGACGATACCGAAAGCAGCCATCGTGACCATTGTGAGCACAAAGCTCAAATCATTCATGCCGAACCAGATATGTCTAATTATAACGAGGATATGATCGTTCTAAGACAACGCTTGTCATCAGATGCACAGAAACTGTTCGATATCATAATCGATACTCCATTAGACTATATTGAACGATTCGGCACAGATAAACTACACAGAGCCAACCTAGCTGAATATCTCGGCAAAGACATTAAAGAAATAGATGCACTACGCGAGACAATTAAGGTACATTGTTTGGCTCTAAATATAGGAGCCAAAAATTAAACTGGTCTATTCTTTTCGTAATAGCCGCCAGATGCTGATGGGCCCATTTTTGGTCTATTGACTGGGCGAGGCGGTTGAAGTGTTTGGTTGACTTGTGGATGAACTATGCCCTGTTTACTAGTTTTAAGTACTTTCATTATGAAGTCGATTATATTTTTAGGAGATTTCATTGCATTATATTGTTGATTTGTTGGTCCATTTATGGCTTGTTGAAAATCATTCATGTTATTATGTAATGAATCACCAAGATCCATACGGTTGATACCAAATACGAACAAATTCCATCCCATAGTAACTTGACCAGTAGTTGGGTTGGTTTCTTTTACGTATGGAACAATTTCGACCTTATTAACAAGCTCTGGTACGGCATATGGTAAGTCTTGTAACATTGGTGGGAATATAGTACGATTAAAATTATCAAACCCTTTATCAGAGAAATATTTAATTAAATTACGTTTGATATATTCATCACTGAATACTCGTTTGACATTATCTATAAATGCCTTATTGTCAGCGGCCATACACTATATTTGATTATGTCTTTAAAATATGGGAGTATTCTTGTGCGTCTTGAGATACTATAATCTGATTAGGAAATTGATCTACCATATCATTCTTGTGGCTTATTACCAATATAGTGTCTGGCTTATCTGGCCTATCACCAGAGAAATCATTAGTGATAATGTCAACAAACATTCTAACACCATGAGAATCTAATGCACCATCAACTTCATCTAGAACCATAACATTGCACTGTTGACCATACATCGAAATATATAGATCATATAACGCAAACATGATTGCAATATCAATTCTTTTTTGTTGTCCACCAGAATGGAAATCGTAATCCCACCTAGATGTTTCAATAGACAATGTTGATGTAAACTTCAATATTAAATCACATTCAAAAGCATTTAAGTAGTATTCTATTCTCTGATTAAGATATGGTATTAATCCAGACAAAATGAACATTTTTATCTTATTACGATCATGATAGCTATGTCTAATATAATCATAAGATTTGATATTAATATCTAACTGGGCAACATTCGACAAATGAGTACTAAGCTCATTTTTAACATTATTAAGTTCAATAGACAATGAATTAATGATGCCACGATACGGATTCTCTCTGGATTGTTCTTCTACTAGTCGTGAGTTTAGTTGACCAATCAATACTAACCTGTTATTAAATTCATTAAATTCAATTTGCATAGCATCATATCTAGTTTGAATATCTGAACTATCTACTATAAGACCTAATTTACTATTCTGTACTCCATATGCGTTCACCATTTTGCATAATTTATTATATTGTTCTTTTTTAATAACAATTTTATCATTTAATTCTTTAATATTAGCATTTATTATATCAGTTTCTTGTTTGTCTCTGATAGCTGCGACCAAAGTTGTTGTTGGTCGCTCAATTTTAATTCTATTGAATTCATTAGTTATAATAATTAAATCATCACTAATTGTTTTAATTTTAGATTTCAATAACTTGCCCTGATCTAAATATGGTTTACAAATATTGTCTGTATGGCCTTTTGTAACTGGTTGTTGACACGATGGACAATTTGTACCAGCTTTATTGTTCCACCCATTAATTGAATCAATCAGCTGACGAAGATCTTGTTCTAGTTTTCGTTTTTCTAATGCTAGTTTATTAATTTTATCTTGTAGTGTCAATTTATTTTGTTCAGCCAAATTGGCATTTTTATGTGCGGTCTCAATAACATCAACATCAATAGATCCAAGCAACATCAATCTATTCTTATATTGCACGATTAATTTGCTTTGCTGGTCGATATCAGATTTAAGTTGGACACACATATCTTGAGCTTGTCCGAGTCTTTTATTGATATCCAACAATTTATTTTTATTATCATTGTAAATATTAAATTCAGTTTTTAGTTCTTCAAATTTATTGTGATCGAATTCTATTGAACTTAGTGTTTCAGATTCCGATTTAATAGATTCTATCTTATTACACCTGTCACTCTCAAATGTGCGCTCTAATTGTGTGGCGTTATCTATTTGGGTCTGAACAGTATTAACAGCCCATTGTTTTGATTCAATTATTGTTTTTATTTTCTGTTGTTCTAATTCAGCAACTATCCGTTTTTCTTTTGCTACATCGCCCCATACATTTAAACGATTCAAACCTAATAATCGTTCTAATGCTGCTTTACGCTTCATATCACTCATTTCAAGAAACGATTCTGTTCTTTGTCCAAAGAACATACTTGAAATGAATATGTCGTAATCAAGATTAAATAATTTCTTTAACAATAGTTGAGCATGCTTTGTTGTTGACAATGTTACATCTTCGCCATCTTTATGGACCAATAAATCATCATGGCCATTTAATTTTCTAGTGCGTGTTATAACCCAGTCATCAATTGTTATTATTTTGACATAACATTCGCCCTTTGTATAAAAATTTATGACTTTATCTCCAGGGGCTGCACGTCTAGGTGTTCTACCAAACAAACACCATATTATAGCAGTTGTGATAGTTGTTTTGCCTACACCGTTGCTTTCATCTTTTTGACCATCCTTTTGGCCTACAATTAAAACTGGCCCTAAAGAATTTAGCTCAAGTGATGTTTGATAATCACCATAGCTCATGAAATTTGACCATTCTATGGTTTTTATTTTAAGCGGAATCGCCATTATGGTCCTCAGTATTGGACAGCCTCTCCATGCCTTCTTCTACAACCTGTTTATTTAATTCTTGAAGTGTATTCAAATCTATATGTTCTGGCTTATCATGATCAATCCATTTATGAAATAACGCGGCACCATCACCCATATTAGACGTAGTTGTTGTTTGTAGTTCTTTGTCTTCTTGTTGTTTGGCCTTTATCCATTTCACTGATAATGCACCTTTGTTAGTTAACATCAATCGTAATTCTGATAATTCATTGCTGGTATAATCACGTGACAAACAAATTCTAGCATTACTATTTGTAAAATCAATATTATTTATTGATGTATCAATACAAGTTACAAAATCAGGAGCTGGTGGCAGGTCTGGTAATAATTGCTTACCTGCTTCGAATATCTTTATAAATTTATGTTCACATGTTGTAGTATCAAACTCTAAAAATCCATGCTCTACTAGACCCTCATCGAATCTAAATGGTATTGGGCTTCCAGAATACCAAGTTTTTTCACCAACTTGTTGATAACAATGAAAATGCCCTGAGTACACTCGTTTAAAAATCGTATCAGAAAAATTAACAAGACTCCAATGCTTCAATAAAAAACATTCATTTAATGATGCACCATGCACACCAATATGAGTCAACAATATATCTTCTGGAGAAGCTTTCGCTTCTATAGCTCGTACTACTTGCATATAAGCTGACTCATAATGTACAAACGGCAGAACCCAGAATTTTCTACCATCTATGCTAAAAGCTTTAATATCTTCAATAATTGTAATAAGTCGATTCAATGGCCTTACAGAATTAACTTTCCATGAATTTTTTAAAAACATATCATGGTTGCCTGGAAATGCTATCCATTCTTGTGAATAGTCCCGACTTGTCTCGTCGAAAAAATCGTATGCCGTAGTTAATACCTGTATATTAAGATTATTTCTATCATGAAATAAATCACCAAGCACCAAAATAGTACCAATATCGTGCTTATGTGCGTATTCTCTTATAACTTTAGAGGCCCACAATGTATGTTCTAATTTTCCTGGAACACCAAAGTGTATATCCGATGTGATCAGTACTCTCATTTATTTAAAATACAATTTGCGTATTTTGCATCATAATCTTTTATCATTTGTGCTTTTCTATAGCCCCAATAATGTATCCAATAAGCACGATTTGGTAATTTTTCCACTTTATAATCATTATAATGTCTTATCATAGTCATAGTCAGAGCTGGTTGATCATGTGGGATTTCATTGATATATTGAAGATAAATTTTTCTATAATCATCAAACCATCTATAGTGACTAGACGGGACACCAAATCCACCACCACCAATGCCAGATAAACTACGTGCAACACTTTCTTCTTGCGATGTTAAGTGTTTAGATAATCCTTTTAAGTCTTTATAAGCATTTTTACTATTAAAATCAGATACAACTGTTTTATATGTAAAAATTTTATCTAATGAGGAATGGACCAACATATCAGAATCCATATACAATATAAAATCATAATCTTCTTTTTTGATTATAGATCCAGGAAGTGTTTTTATTACAAAGAAATCATACTGTTTGTCATACTGCTTATGTCCAAATTCTTTACATAATTTACGATGGAAAAAACCACCTTCTTTCTGTGTTATAATTAAATTAGACTCTTTATGTGACGCCAGGTTTATACATTTTGCATAGTCTGATTTACGATCATCAATAGTAAAAATAACTATGTCTTGTTTATAACCAGATAAACGAATTGTATGCGCGGTCATGTTAGCTAGTTTGAAATAAAAATCATCATAACCGCATAGGAATATCAATGTTTTCATATCCATTTACTTAAAAGTTTTATATTATCAAATGTTTTTAATTTTTCCATAAACAAATCATCAGTTATATACATAATTTGTCTATATTGTCTAGAACAGATTTTACTATGCCATTCACATACTAATTCACTTATCAATTTTATAGATCCGCCATTAATCATGTTATGTAAAACTTGATATTCAGCACCTTCAATGTCTAGTTTTACATGAATATAATCATCACTAGTAAAATTATCATTAATCCACTTATTAAAATTAATACATTCTATATCTATTGATTTTTTAACATCAACAGCCACTGTACTAATTAGTGATGAAGCATCATCTCTATGACTTAAATATATTTTTCTAACACAATCTTCTATCCAAACGGCTTTATTAATAAAATTAACATTTGGTAATATGGGTTCAATCTTAATTGGATCAAATGCATACACTATAAAATCATGATTCTTCTGTAAAAATGCTTTTGTATATAGCCCTTTATGGAAACCACAATCGATTAGAATTTTACGTTTAAAATTTTTAGGAACAATTGATTGTACAATATTACTATATGTTAATCTCGAATTCATACTACAACCTTAATTTTTAATAATTTTTTTAACAAATACTTGAGTTCTTGTTTTTTCGATATTAATGCAATTACTCATTAATGATAAAAATTTATCTATACCAGGTCTTGGTATACCTGCTTCACCGCCTGAACGGTTATGTCTGCGCAAACGCAAATTATAATCATCAAATATTAATATACCACCAATTTTTAATTTTGGCCAACATAAAATCGCATCATTATAAACAGCATCAGCATGGTGGTCGCCGTCAATATATATTATGTCTTCTATGTTAGTTAATGTTGGCAATACTGTTGTTGAATATCCACGCATGATTGTGTATCTATTACCATATTTTCTTAAATTAGACGTAGCTATTCTGAATTGTTCATCTGAATTTACCCATGGATCGATGCCAGTAGCTGTACTCGTATAATGTGTTAATATATTGTCCATCACCCAACATGACGATTTACCTTCATATACACCTACTTCAAGATAACGAATATTTGGCTGATTTTTATATTGGCCCAATATTCTATTCCAATTTTTAGCATGCCTACCGTGCCAGTCTTTTGTAAAAGTGTTCATTGACATCCTGTCGCTATTCTTTCTTTATTTTTTAATCTATAATGATTAATATGATATATGGGCGCAATATCTATACGATTAAGGCCTAGAATCCCTCTAAGTTGTCTATCTGATCTATATGTTGGGCCTCTACGTTCTATTAATGGTCTATCTATGGTATCTTTACTATATTTTAATCCTTTATTACGAACAAAATCAGCATTAATTAACTGGAAATATCCAGCACCAATTGACGAACTTCGTTGTAACGGAAATTTCATTATTTTAGTTATTGGTCGTTTTATATAAGTATTATATGTTTCTGAATTAATAAGTTTATAACCATCATCTATTGACGTATTAAACCGTCTAATAACACTCATTTTATTTTGTATCAATGTAATATTATTAAGTTTTTCAAAAAATGATTTATCAAATATTACATCAGCGTCGGCAAATATTATCCATTGCCGTGATGATTCAACTAAATCAGTATTGCGAACATCACCACGTCTAAAAAACGTATCATTAGTCCAAATTTTTACTTTTAAATCAATTAAATTACTAAATGTTGATATTAATTTATTATTTAATTCACGAAATGGATCATTATTATGAATACTCAATCTAAGCGTAAAGTTGGTTTTTAATGTTTGTTCTGCCAAACTACTTAATTGCCACCAACATCTTTTAGTAAAAGAATATTGCTGCACACAAATTTCAAACTTGTTCATTGAACATTTTCCTTGGATGCCATTGGTGAATTAAATTATTCATTTTTGGTCGTTCTATAGGTATACCTAATGATACAATATCAGCATGGAATTGATTATCTTCGCCACCCCAGTTAGTAGAGTCAAACCAAAAACTTTTATAATGTCCAGCCGTTTCCCACCACTCGCGTCGTACTATAGCAATCCCAAACCCACGCAACCAACGCCTACTTTCTCTAACTATTAAATGACTAGTTGGTGTTGTCCTTCTTATACGAGGAAATAAAGCTTTATCTTCAATTTTTAAAGCCAAATCAATTGTTGGCCTATCAATCATCACATCAGACTCACTAAAAAACAACACATTACCAGTCGCATGTTCAGCTGCAGTATTTAATCCAATACCTCTATTAAAACCTTGCTTATCAATTGTTATCAACTTAAATTGAACATGTTTAACTTCATCATAAATCCATTCTTTTAACGGCCAATCAGTAGAATTCCAATCTGTTATTATTAATTCAATATTGTCTTTATCTGTTATGTTGTTTATTATTGACCTAACAGTATTAAGTAGTATTGTTCTTCCTAATACTTTACTCCTATTTTTTACAGTAATACAAATCGATACTTTATTCATTAGATTTCAAATATTTATATAACATCTTATCACCTGCTGGTTGCCATGTTTTAATATTCGCCAAATTAAGTTTTACTACTTCATTATATGCAGTTACCCATTTTATACCATTATATGGCAATCCTGGCCTACAATGTTTTCTACCATGAAAATGAATGATTCTAATGTCATCAATATTTGGACCATATTTACATGAATAGTTGAATCTACAATCTAATAATTTGTGTTCATGTACCGTAATTAATAATTGACATGCTACTTCATCTGGTATAAAAGATTGTTTGTTAGCTAAAGTTAAATCATACCATTCATTAAATATTGATGCATTCCTATCAAAAGAATATACACCAGTGTTAATTGCCTTACCATATTTTATAGCTTTATCAACTAATTCTGGTTTTAAATGTGACCACGAAGAAATTCTATTAGCAATTGTTCTTTTTTGTGTGCTCCATTCACACATTCTTGTTATTGTAAATGGAGATGAATTAAAAAGTTCAGATATACTACCAACTATTAATGTATCAGCATCAATAAAAACATTATAGTCATAAGGCGCTATTTCATTTATACGTGTTTTTACCAAATATGGGTAATTATGTTGATCACGATCCATATCTAATAATACTTCTTTATAGTTAATATTTAGGGCTGATGCAATCTGTTTACAATAAGAATGTGATTCATTACCATCAGATAAGATAGTAATGTCACCTGTGTAATGTTTTACTAAACTATGCGCAGACACTAACAGCCTAACAGCACAAGACCTACCAACATTATAATAAACTACACCACTTGTCATTTTAATTTTTCACTTAATTTTCGCAAATTATGTAATCTCAAATGATCCCAACCTAATTTTTTCATATTAGTACGAACTGTGTGTTCACCTAAGCGAGTTGCACAATAATACATCACAGTATCTTGAGAAGCTACTGGCAATTTATTTCCACATAATTTACTAATAAATTTAGTCCATTCAGTATTACCAAAAAAACACCAAGAAATTATTCTTTTAGACATTACTCTATCTGACGTTGATTTAAATGGAATATTAAGGCGTTGATGAAATTTAAGTGGCTCTATTGTATCACCCCACTCATCTAATGTTTGTAACACATTGGCTGGTTTACTAAATGACCAACCATGTGAAATATAGACAGGGTTTTTACCATTTTGTGGCTCAAACCATTCATCTTTTATCCATTCTCCTGGTGCTGTAGCTATAGCATCTACGTCTAATTTAAGATACCATTTGGTTGTTACTTCAGCAGGCGGCACAACTATAAAGGAAGTTAACATCTTTTCTCGCTGACATACACCATCCATGTCCCATGGCACAAAACGAACATCATGGCCATCAAATAATGATAAATCTTTCATTCTTATTTGTGTTTTATCATAAATTACAATTTTTTTCATTAGTTTAATTTCTGGTTTAAATTTCATCCATGTAGGCCATGTATAAGATAGTTCTTTTAAATGGTGTTTATCTATAGCTATTACTAACGTTATATCATTTAAATTCATTGTATTTTCTGTTCTTTTTCTTTGGCTTCTTTTTCTTTGGCTTCTTTTATTTTAGCAAGACGATCATATAAACCATTTGTACGTTCATTTTCTATATCTAATGGCATTTCAGAACTAGCAATACGAATTGCATCATTAAAATCAACAAATGGGAACACAGTTAAACCAGAAGATTGATTACAATTAAACACCTCTAATCCATTTTCATCTAATATTGGTTTTAATTTAGTAAACCTATCAATTAACAATTTATACGTTGATGCATTTCCTTTAATTGATGATTTTGATCTATCTTGATCAAAATGGTATTTGGACTGTTCGTCCATTTTAAAATCACAACCTAATAAATAAATTGTTCTAATGCCTAAATAATACAATATTCTAATGGCAGCTAACATAACACTTCTGCCACCACCAAAATCTTTATGATTGCCCCAATTTATTGTGTCTTCAAATAAATATTGTTCAGCTACAAAATTTTCATTTCTTTTAAAATACCAAGCATTTGGACAATCACCAACTTTAATAGTTGTTTCTTTCCAATACTCATTATCAAAAATTGTTTTTTCAGTGTGTGAAAATGGTACAAATTTCGTTATTTTTGGGTCCAACCAAATTGATTTAATAAAATGTGATGGATCATCGACAGATACCCACATATTTGGTCTATATGATTTAACAGAATTATTAACACCCATTGTTAATATTCCTGGATTATTTAGTTTTGTTTTATCGACTTGTGCAAAACTTGGACCACCTAAAATTAGAAAAGCACTACGCCCACGATACATGTCTCCCATCCATATGTTATGACTATCTCTACTAAACAACATCGATGGTGATTGTAAATATCGACCAATTAAATGTCCTTTATGCTTTTCTCGTCCATGTTTTTGTTTACTTATGTCGTTATTGTCATTCTTAATATTACTAGGCGCAATTAACTTATTTGTTGTTTGTTTCTGTTCAATTACAGTTTGCTTTGATGAATTGTTTATTATCAATTTTTGTACTAATATTTTGACAAATTCTGAATTACTAACATTATCACTGCCTATAACAATATTCTCTATATCATAACATTTTAATTGTGTTAATATTGATTTATAATTATCAATGCTAGTTTGATATTGTATTATAATAGCTTTAATTTCAAAATCATATAGTTTTAAAATTGATATATCTTGTAATAGCTTATCACAATTTGGCGTATTAAAATGAATTACTATTTGTGACTCATTAAGTATTTTGTCTATTGTAGTTAATTTAAATTTTGGAACGAATTGATGAATATTTTGTAAATCAGCAGCCTGACTAATTACAATAATAGCTAATTTCACACTTTATTTATTGTGGATCTAATGTAGGAATGTTAAATCTAGGGTCTATGCCAGATGTCCCACTACCAACATAATCAGCATTAAGTCCTGCTGGGTTGCCTAATGTATCTTTATCAGAATAATAAATAGTAACTTCACCATGCATATTGTGTAGAAAAGTATATGCATTTATAAAAGAATGTGTATCTTGTGTCCCATCTTCATGTCGATTATTATTAAGTAGATTAATGTCAATTAATCCATTTGGCGTAAAATTTGATAATTCATGTAACCATATAGAATTTATAATGTTTGGTTCAATAATAGATGATTTGAAGTCGCTTCTAATAAATACCTGCCTACGTTTATACTCATCTCTGAATCTTGATATGAATAAAAATCCATCACTAAATGTATCGGTTCTTAATAATATGCGTGGTGTAATTGAATAAGTATTTATTGTAAAAGAATCATATTGTGGATAATAATGTCCAAGACCAATAGGTCCCTCTAATGCATACGACCCAAGTTTTAAAAAGTTTATTGGACTTATTTCAATTATTATGTTTTGATCAATATAATCAAGCAATCCAGGATATACTCTACCAATTTTAATATTATTTAATTCTATTATATGATAATCAGTACGTCTAGCATTAAAATCAACATCAAGAATTTGGAAAACACTTTTAAATCCGTTCATATTATATCTTTAACCCAACTGCGAAGAGCTAGATTCACTAGAAAGACTGCTACTAGAGCTACTATTACTAGATGCACTAGATGCACTAGATGCACTAGAATTAGATGCACTTGACGCACTTGAGGCACTAGATGCGCTAGAATTAGATGCACTAGATGCACTAGATGCACTAGAATTAGATGCACTTGACGCACTTGAGGCACTAGATGCGCTAGAATTAGATGCACTTGATGCACTTGACGCACTAGAATTAGATGCACTTGAGGCACTTGAGGCACTTGACGCACTAGAATTAGATGCACTTGATGCACTTGACGCACTAGAATTAGATGCACTTGAGGCACTTGAGGCACTTGACGCACTAGAATTAGATGCACTTGACGCACTTGACGCACTAGAATTAGATGCACTTGACGCACTTGAGGCACTAGATGCGCTAGAATTAGATGCACTTGATGCACTTGAGGCACTAGAATTAGATGCACTTGAGGCACTTGAGGCACTTGACGCACTAGAATTAGATGCACTTGACGCACTTGACGCACTAGAATTAGATGCACTTGACGCACTTGAGGCACTAGATGCGCTAGAATTAGATGCACTTGATGCACTTGAGGCACTAGATGCGCTAGAATTAGATGCACTTGATGCACTTGAGGCACTAGATGCGCTAGAATTAGATGCACTTGATGCACTTGACGCACTAGAATTAGATGCACTTGAGGCACTAGATGCGCTAGAATTAGATGCACTTGATGCACTTGAGGCACTAGATGCACTAGATGCGCTAGAATTAGATGCAGATGCACTAGAGTCGCTTGACGCACTAGAATTAGATGCACTTGATGCACTAGATGCGCTAGAATTAGATGCACTTGACGCACTAGAGTCGCTTGACGCACTAGAATTAGACGCACTTGATGCACTTGAGGCACTTGAGGCACTAGAATCGC